GTGGAGGGTACTACAGATCGTTATACGATTTGGATGATCAACGGGGCCGATAAGGTCGCCCAACAGGTGAAGATAACACTACTCGCTTTCTTTGGAGAGTGGTTCCTGGATACTACGTTTGGAGTTCCCTACCTCGAAGACATTCTGGTTAAGAATCCTCACATGCCTAGCGTGGAGAGCATTCTGCGATCTCATATTCTTGATGTGCCTCACGTTACTGGTCTTGTGTCATTTACTCTTACGTGGGATCGTCAAGACCGTATACTTCGTGTGGTCTTTGAAGCGACGACTGATTACGGTACTATCCAGGATTCGATCAGATTGGAGATGATGCGTGTCTGATCTCGTCAATCCTCTCGACTATGGAGTCCTGCCAATAGGATTCTCGCGGATGCGGTTGCCGGAGATACGGCAGGCCATCATTGATGATCTACAGCACCGCACGAAATTGACGTTTGAAACACGCCCAGATTCAATCACAGGTCAATTCATTGATGTATTCGCAGAGCGTGAGGCGACCGTATGGGAACTGGCGGAGGCTGTTTACCATGCGATGTATCCTGTTTCTGCTTTCGGTGTTAATCTGGATCACGCTGTTAGTTTTGCCGGTGTCCGTCGTCTATTCGCTGAGCAGTCTCTGGCATGGGTAGTTCTCTATGGTGTAGAAGGAACGGTGGTTCCAGCCTCCTCTGTAATCCGATCGACAGATAATCAAGAGGAATTCGCCACTGTTGCTGGTGTGACTATCACCCAAACCGCAGGAGGAGATGTAACAGTATCGGTTGACACTCAGGTTGTAGGGCAAGAATATTACGTGCGTCTGGATGCTACCTTCTATCGATATACTGCGGTAACAGGGGACACCAATGTCTCCATCGCAGCGAACCTTGGAGCTCTTCTAATCGCATCGCGTAATGTGATTGAACTTGACGCCAACCATATTCGCATCTACACAGTTACTAACGTCCCATTTGCACTCCTGTTATCCACAGGGATCTCCATCTTCCTTTTGGGAACACCCGCAGTTGCCCAGGCTATCAACTACGGGCCGATAGAGTCTCTTCCGCATACGCTGACGCAGATCGTCTCTACTGCTACAGGTTGGAACAGTGTTGATAACGTGGTCGCTGGACAGATTGGGCGTGACCAGGAGACGGATGATGAGCTCAGGTTGCGGTATCAGAATGGCGTTTATCGCCTCGGTGCTGCTACCCTACCAGCTATTAAGTCCAATTTAGAGCAGAACATCATTGGGCTACAGACTGTTGAAGTGTACGAGAATGTTAGTGATACAGTTGATGCCGATGGACGATCTGCCCATAGCATTGAGGTTGTAGCCTTCGGGGGAGATCCACAAGACATCGGTGACGAGATCTTCCGCCTCAAGGCAGCAGGTATCGACACGTATGGTGATACCCAGGTCATGGTATCCGATGTTTCCGGATACCAGCATCCCATCAACTTCAGTCGCCCTGAGCCTGTCTATGTCTGGATCAACTGCACCGTTCATCTTTACAATGAAGAAGTATTCCCACCCAATGGAAACACCGTCGTACAGCAGACGATCGTAGACACAGGTAATTCATTTGGCGTTGGTGTAGACATCATCATTCAGAGGTTCTATGGACCTATCTATACCGCCGTGTCGGGGATTGGTCAGATAGAGATCACTGTTGCAGTTGAGTCTGATGCGACGACGACTCCTGCTGCAGGAGACTATAGTGCAGTGAACGTGCCAATCGCCGTTCGAGAGTTGGCGCGGTTTGATATCGTCCGCACATCGGTGACGGTGGTCTCTACATGAGCGGAGACGATTTCAACTTCCCCCACGTCCATAGTGATGTTGCCTGGAGTCATTTCCTGTCACAACACGTGGGGAAGGTGTACACGGAAGGTTACGTCAGAGCTTTCTATCCACCGTTGGATGTTATCGACAAGGCACAATACGATCTCCTCACTCTAAGATGGCTAGAAAGTGCACAAGGAGTCCAGTTAGACGGTATCGGTAGTATCGTTGGTATCGACCGTGAACTACAGAATTCGGTCTTCCTACCTTTCTTCGGGTTCGTATCACAACCTGCTGGTAAGGGGTTCAATCAGGCGCGTATCCGACGCGATAGAGAGCCCTATGCGACAAGCCGCGTCATGGGAGACATCGAGTATCAGAAAGCGATCATCGCAAAGATCGCGCTCAACAACGCGCATGGAACAGCCAATGACATCATTGCCAATGTGAACTTCGCGCTAGGCGTGACGGGCACAACAGTGATGGACATGATGGATGCCGAAGCCTCGGTCCTGATAAATGATATGTCGATCACGACTGCGAATCCTCGGTTCTCGATAATAGATCAAGTGATACCACGAGCAGCAGGAGTAAGAATATGGCCTGAGTTAGTTAATACAGGACACATGTTCGGCTTCCAGAACCAGGGGATGTACTTTGGTTTCAATGTAGGTATACTGGCACGTCGGCCGGTGTCTAATCTTCCAATCGTAGTTGATCCTGGACTACCATCTCTTGATATCAGCTTCTTGACAGGAACTCTTGACTCTCGCATTATATTTGCGCGAGCTAGCACAGCAACTTATTATGATGTGAATGGATTAATACAAACTGTTACTGCAAATACTCCAAGATTTAGTTATGATCCTATAACTCATGCTGCTCGTGGATTGCATATAGAGGAAAACAGAACTAATCTTTTCTTGCAAAGTGGTGACTTTACTAATGCTAGTTGGACTAAAACTAACTGCACACTTGCCGCTGGAACTGCTGGTCCGAATGGCGCTACTACTGGAGTTGGTGTAATTGGCAATGCTGGTGCGACCGCTTCAATTATACAAAGCATTACATCAATAGCATCAACTACATATACGATGAGTTGTTTTGTTAAAGCTGGCACTCAAACAACAGTACAAATGTTGATGCCTGGGACTTGGTTTACTGGAGGAGTTAATCGCTTAGGCACATATGATTTAAATGCTGGGACTTCTATTCCAGGTGGAGTTGGCGCTACTTCTACAATTGTGCCTATTGGTAATGGATGGTATCGAATTAGCTTAACAGTAACCCCTGACTTAGCCGCTGCTGCTTCTCATCAGATTGTGCGTGCCAATGCATCTGGTGATGGTGTATCTGTATTGTTTTATGCTTTTGGCGCTCAAATAGAAGCTGGGGCTTTTATTACAAGCTACATTCCTACAACTACTGCTACTGTAGCTCGTGCAATTGAAACTACAACTATGTCTCTTGATCCCTGGTTCAATGCTGCTATCGGAACAATATCAATTGATACTTTACAGATAACAGCGAATATCAACAATAGTTGGATAGGAGACCTTGGAGACTCAACGGCGAATAATGAAATGGGATTATTCATATCAAATACTACTGGTGGTCAAGTATTGTTTCGAAATGCAGGAACCTCCATATATAATCCAACTGTAACCTCTGGCATGTATACAGCAGGCACAGCAGCTAAGTCTGCATTCTCCTGGCAGTCCATTAATGCTACTTGGGCTGTTAATGGAGTTATCCGAAACAATGCAGGAGCAGTTACAGGAACACTTCCAGTGGTTATTGCATTAACAGTTGGCAATCGTTCTGGTGGCTCTGGTCAATTAAATGGTTATGTTAGGAGGTTACAATACTGGAGGCGTGCTCTGTCTAATGCTGAACTACAATCCGTAACAACGTAATGGCATGTTGGTCAGAATGTTCTGACGATACCGTAAGGAGAACAGCCAGTGGCTTCTAATATTGATCCGACCAAACCGACGTATGGCAAAGCCTATACCTCTGAAGTGAGGAAGAATTTCCAGTATGCTAAAGACGAAATTGAAGAGCTTCAGAAAGGGACCTTTGCAGTGATGAATTTGCCTAAGTCAAACGCTGGTCTCCCGCCAGGTGCATTGTGGAATAATGGAGGGTTTGTATGTATCGTTTGATCTTCCTAGTATTCCTCCTGTGCTTCGCCAATATAGCACAGGCAGCATGTCCTGCTGTATTAACAGATTGTCCGACCATCAATGCGAATAACGGCAACTTTGGTGGGATTGTAAATTTTAGTGGGGCGTTAAAGTTAACTGGCACTGGGCAGCCTGCCAATAACGATACTAAGACACAATGGAGTTTTGCTTATACTACCACTAATCCTTTGAATGAAGGTAGGCCATTTGTTATAACTACAACTGCTGACGTAACAGCAGCGCCTACAAGCAATGTGACTCTTGGATTTGATAGTGAATTATACACTGTTGTTGGTGTAGTGCCATTTGGTAGCACAACATTTAATCCACAGGGCGCTGGTGGTGGTGAACACCAAAGTGCAATCTATGGCCATGGTCAATTGAGGGTCTCTCCGCCTATGTTCGGTTGCACACCTAATCTTGATTGTCCAGGAACAGTATTCGCGCAGAATGGTTTAAACGCATTTGCTGATAACATCAGCACAGCAGAATTATTCAGTGCGCGGTCTATCATCGTTCACTCTCCTGCTCCTTCTAAGTCTTTCACCAAAAATGGTTATGCTGCTGGATTTGGAGGAACCACAGATGTTTGGTCAGCTTTATCTAGTGACGATTGTATAAGTGGTCAGCAGGCTAGTCAGTGTCTTGGTATTATTATGAGTGCCAATTCTCCTTATCAGTTTAATGGATTTGGTATCGCCAATCCCGTAGCAGAAGTTCACAGCCAATGTGGCAATCGAACTGATGCTGCGACTGGTTGGATTAGTGGCAATACACTATACCTTGCTTCGCCTCCAACCACATCACTGAACTTTGGTCCTGGAAGTATAGTTTCTGCGCCTGGTATGGTTAATGCCCATCTTATGTCAGCCGTAAGCAGCGCGCCCGTAGCTGGAGTGACTCCTGGCGGATATAACGCATACAATATAGATGGTGATCCTCAAACTCTTGGAAGCCAAGGAGTGCCAGTTAACTTTACATTCACTGAAACTTGTATACAATTTATAGCAAGTAATTTTTCATCTGGTGGATTAGCGACATACGGATTTATTGGTGGTGTTGGTGGGCTCCGCAATACTTTGTTGGCCAGTATCAATCAAGGAACTGTAGCTAATGTAGGAACATATATTGATGCTCGAATTAATGAAATACCATCACTGTATATTTACGGTGCGGCTGGCGGGAGACCAGCAGGTATGGCTGTTGGATTTACTACTCCTCCATTGACTCCTCCGCTTGATGCTTTATGGGTTAATGGTAGTGTTCAGGCAGATACTCTATGGGTTAATGCTAGTGGATTTACTTCCATTAGCACTGTTGAAAATGTTGGTATTGGCTGGGGACATAATGGAGTTCCATTCAGATTAAGCATCAAAGGAAAGGATACATCAACTACTAATGCAGTATTCATTACTGATAGTGCTGATAAGGTTATCTTCCGTATTCAAAATGATGGTCTTGTGGTGACTACAGGCAATGTCAATATTCAAGGTTCGCTTACTTTACAGAGTCCAGTTTTGGATTTAACACCCCATACACCAGCAACATCAGCTGAACCTTGTCTAGCAGGACAGTTCGCCACTGACATCAATTACCTGTATTCTTGCATACAATCTAATACTTGGCGTCGTGCTCCACTTACTGCTTTCTAGGAGAGGGAATTGAAACGGCTACTCATCGTGTTGGTTTCAGTTGTTAGTCATGGTGCACTGGCCCAAGATCAACAGCCAACATCAAATGAAGCTAAGGCTCTTGGTTCTATGGTTGTAGAAGCAGCACAGAGAGAAGCTCAATTGAGAGCCCAAGTATTTGCATTACAAGATGAAATTACTCGCCTCAAGACCCAGAACAAAGTTGTGGAGAATAAGAATGGCCAGTAATATTGATCCAACCAAGCCGAATGGACCTGTTGCGTATACCTCTGATATGCGTACCAATTTTACGGCGGCTAAATCAGAAATAGAAGCGTTACAAGGGTCTGTTCAGAACATTCCGCCCGGAGCAATAACACTGCCATTGATGGATGGAACTGCGACTATTGGTGTATCTACTTCTTGGGCACATGCTGATCATGTTCATCCTACAGATACCTCTAGAGCAGCAGCAACTGCTTTGGCAAGTTATCTGCCTTTGGCTGGAGGAACGGTTACTGGTAATACTACATTCAATGGAATAAACACTTTCGGCTCAGCAAACGTCTTTTCCGGAACTGGTAATGCTATTGATGTTACCAATAGTGCCAGAGTTCAAACGCTACTTAATATTGGCACTACTACAATAGGTGGTGCTATTTGGATGAATGGACCTGCTGGAAACGCTAGGTCACTTAGATGGAATACTGCAGGAGTTGTTCATTGGCAATTTGGATTGAATGCGGCTGCTGAATCTGGTGGTAATGTTGGCGCTGATATGTCATTCAGTAGATATGATGATACTGGAGTGGCTATGGGCGCTGCTATCCAGTTCATCAGATCAACTGGATTAGTGAACATATTTAATGGCCTCTCATTAACCAGCAATACCGTTACAACAAATACAGATAACAGTAAACATCTTGGTTTGTTCGGAACAACTGCTGGTATCAATGTCAATAATGCCTCCGCTAGACAGAATTACGTTTCTACTGGCGCGAATGCCCATTACTTCGTTGTTGGAGTTACAGACGCAATCAGTATAGATGGCACTGGTCTAAATGTAATTGTGGGTGGGGTGTCAGGACGATCCGGCGCTGCGGCTCCAACCACCGCACAATTACCTGCCGGTAAGAGTATCGTTTGGAAGAACACTACTGATGCTACTGTGAAATTGTATTACAATGATGGCGGAACTATGCGCTCTGTAACCCTGGCCTAGTAGGAGATTATCTTATGACAAGCATGATAGATCCAACCAAACCAACACAGGGATCTGCTCTTACCGCAGATGTTCGTGCCAACTTTTCTGCTGCTAAACAGGAGATTGAGTCCTTGCAGACGAGCGGTCTCGGTGGAGGTGGAGTGCAGAAAACAGACCATTCAGGATACATTATCATGGGAGGACAGGCACAGAGTCTAATGCCTGCCAATCCTAATCGTCGTGGCTGGTCATTCCAAAACAAGTCGCTCTCCGACATGTATTTCAATGATCTTGGAACTGCTGCTGATCCGGCGCTCGCCAATTCCGTTTATCTCCCACCAGGAGCATATTATGAGAGTGAAATAGGAGGTGCCTCTGTAGCCGCCATTTCACTTTACGGTTCACAGACATTCGCTAACTTTGTAGCGAAGGAGTGGTAAGATGCCGATTTCTTATCCCTCCTATCGGTTAAATGCTCTTGAGTTTTCTGGTGGGTCTATATTGACTTTGGGTACTATTACTCCTGGCTCTGGATATGCTGATGGAGTTCATCCTAATGTGTCGTTGATGGGCGGTGCTGGCAAAGGAGCCATAGCTACTGTCACTGTTTCGGGAGGAGCAGTAACCGCAGTTGTATTAACAAATCCAGGAGGAAATGTTACTTCAACAGGATGTGTTGGTTATTTCCCTGGTGACGTTCTTACAATAACTAGCACGGGTGGTGGAACCGGCTTCTCTATTCCTGTGCTAACAGTCAACAATAGTTATCAGTGGCAGGTTCCTCAAGGACTGAGCCTAATTCTTATGGATGCTTGCGGTGCTGGCGGTGGCGGTGGTGCTGGCGGACCTTCTACTGCTGGTGGTGGTGGAGGAGGATCAGGCGCTTCTTTGATAGGTTTCCCAGTAACTGTTGCTCCAGGTGCCATACTTATTCTTACTCCAGGACTACCTGGGTCTGCAGGTGTGTTCAACGGCAACATTGCTACTGCTGGCGGTGATAGTATATTCTCAGGAACAATAACACCTCAACCCGTATTAACTGGAGGGCTCCCTGGCCAGCCAGGAGTGGCGGGTGTTGGTGGAACGTCTGGTGATGGCGGTGGAATTTATCATGGTTTTGGAGCAGCAGCAGGGGCAACTCCTGCTAGTCCAGGAACAATCATGCCAGGCTTTTATATGGGTGGTTCTGGTGGTGGGGGCGGCGGCTCTACTGCTACTCCTGGTGCTGTGGGCGCTGGTCCTGGACCGTATCAAGGCAATTCGCCTGGGGGTGGAACCGGCAGTGGTGGCGGTGGAGCTAAAACTCCTTGGGGTAAAGGCGGACTTGGTGGTAATGGTATAGGTGGAACTAATCCTACATCAGCAGGAAGTAATGTAGTTTCTGATGGTTGGGGCGGCGGTGGTGCTGGAGGAGGTCCAGGATTCAATGGTAGTGCGGGCCATTCTGGTTGGTTCCGGTTGAGGTTCTAATATGTATACATCACTCGGTAATGGTCCGCCTCCACCAATACATACTCCATTTTTGAATCCTGAGGTGCATATCTCTGCCGGTCAATCTTGGCGCGGAGTATTTAAATCTGGTGTCTCTATTACTTCAATGGGATGGAATTCACAGACCCAAACTACACTTACTCTGGGATTCACTCATCCATTCTATTTGAGTGGTGTGCTCTATACTTCTTCTGGTATCGGCATCCCTAACAACGGAAAGTTCACTGGTATTCGCGGATACACTCCTGATATGCTGTGGCCTATGCCTCCTCCATCATCCTCAATTGATACGTCTAACGCAACAACATTCGGACGGTCGGCAGTACTGGCTTTGCAGTTACTTCGTATGGCGAATAACAGGTTCATGAATCCTATCATTGAATACTGTATGCTGTGTCCTGGAAGTTCTTGGGTAGAAAGTCCCGCCAATGGGTGCGGTGGATTAGGGCCCGGAAGTGCGCCTTGGATTAATATGCATACGATCAATGACCAGATTATCAACAAATTACTTCCCAGCAGTTTCGCTAGGTTGAATAAGGCAACATTTCGATCAGTAGGATGGACACAAGGCGGTTCTCTTGATCTATCATCGCCTCAAAAGACTATTGATGAATGGTCAGATATGACATATCAATACGATATGTTGTTCCTACCCGGAACCGACACCAAACCGCTAAACTTCTACTTAGGGATACGCGCCCCAAATTCAAATGATACTGTTGCGACTAATGCAGTAATTGGAGCTTGGCAATTCGTTCGCACCAATCAAAACGGAAGAACAATAGGAACCTCTCCATGGTATCAATGGAAGTTCAACGGAGGCGATGGCATTCACACAGATATCTATGGCGTAATGCGAGAAGGGGAATTTGAAGGTCTAGCCAAATACATTACAGAAGATGAAGGTGTATTCTTTAAACCGCTATGGAGGTCATTGACTCTGCCAATTACAATTACAGGACAAACAATTACTATACCATTCGACAGGCCCACTGGGAGTTTCTTCACCAATTCTCAGATGCTCTGGATGGCAGAAGATGAAGATGGTCCCAAGGAGTGGCCCCAGAAAGGCTTCCATGTTTTACGTGGAACAACTGAACTGACCGTTACACCTGTAATCTCTGGTATGAATGTCGTGCTAACTATTACGGAACCTATTCGTACTGGAGATTCATTGGAAGTTTCATACGCGTATCGCGGACCAGGAGGACCATCCATTAGTTTCTATACGGGTGTTGGCGGTAACTTAACCATACCTGGACCGCCATCGCAGTTGTTTCCTGGCAAGATCATTAACTCTTGGGCATGGCCTTTCATGGAAATGGTGACGGTATGAGTGATCTTCCAGAAGCCTCAGAACCTATTCCGGGCAACACACAGATGGCGCTCGATGAAGGTTACATGCCTGACATAGATGGATTCCGTCTATTTTGTAAGAGTAAGATTGAGGAGCAAAACATTTCACTACACTACCGCTCAACTGCTCTGGCTAAGATGGATGAGATGATCTTGGCGATCAAGCTGGGATTGGAGGAGAAGGCTAATGTCTGATTCTATCAAGAACGATATCACGATCACAGTTACTGGGTCTATTGACTTTAGTGGCACGGTCGATGCAGAGTTCATTGTGACGTTGCCTGATACTCCTCCGCCGACACCTGAACCGACACCACCACCTACACCAGAGCCTACTCCTCCACCAATACCTTCGGCGGATACACTAATTGTCGAACTCACCTACCAGGGCAAGGTGTACCTATTTGATGAAAGTTTTGGGATTGATTTAGGTGATTATGTAGAACCGGGCGGGCACTTCGTTCAATTGTGTATGCTGACTACACATCCTGAGCTCCCTGGTTTCCGCGTAATGTTCCGCCCGGACAGCAGTGGACAACGCGAAGAAATTGTATTTGAACTCGGCATGCTACACTCTGGCACACCTGTTAATATGGTGGACTATACAGTAGTAATCAAGCGTGCCGATCAGACGGTGACTACAATACAGGCACCGTGCCATTACTGGAACTCGCGTTGGCGGTGGCAGTCAGCACCAAGACCCATCATCTACCCTGTAGATGATTTGTTGGGTAACCTACTGCCTATGTACAGTGAAGATTTGTTCGGTAGTAAACTTCCCCTGTCGTTACCGCGTCAATATCTCGGTCCGATGGATCTGGCGGGCATCCAACCCTACATCCCATCAACTGGCGAGAGAGACGAGATCGGCATCTGCACAGAAGGGCAGGCAGAATACCTGTGCCAAAGAACGACAACCGCCTGGAGTTCTGTACAGGCGTGGCTCGAAGCGTCGGGTACGATACCTTGGCACTTCCGCGATGAGAAAACCAACGCCCCTATCGACGTGAATGAGTATCCTCAAGCAACGATGTATGGATCGTCTGGCGATCCCTTGATCAAGAATCCAACATCACCTATCACCTTGGATGTTTCACACATGGGATCGTTTGCCTATGTTCCCTTCGTCCTAACTGGTGATCCGTATGCATTGGAAGAAATGCAGTTCTATACGACATACAGTATAATAATGCAATCGCCTAGTGCACGCCAGAACTGGAACCTCGGCAATGCGGTCAGAGCAGTTGCATGGTCGTTGCGCGCTCTGATGCATAACGCAACGGTTACTCCTGATGAAATCCCTTCTTGGTTGAAGTCGAAACAGTATTTCAAAACACTGCTCGACCAGGAACGTGACTGGTTCATGAGTAGATTCGTCAATGCTACTACTGCACCGTTTAACAATCTCAATTTGGTGAGTGATGGTAAGGGTGGACCTGCATCACCTCCGCTTCCACCGGATACCTATGTCAGCGTATGGATGGAGGACTTCCTGACGGCCGTGTTGGGTTGGATCGTTCAACTAGGCCATAATGACTGGTTGCCTATACTGCAGTGGAAAGCCGCCGACGCTGTAGCCAGAACTAGCGGTAAGTCGGGATGGGTGCGAGCCGTTCCTACCATGTATCAAATGGCTATCAAATTGGATACCAATGCACAGGTAGCCTACGATTGGGGTGCGTGTTGGGAAGCCAACGAACGACTACAGCCAACCAAGTGTGAATACGCGGACAAAGATATCATGCCAACCACCGTCAGTTTGACGTATCCTTCATATATGTTGGGGTCACTTGGACTGGCTGCGCCCGTGGGAATTGCGGATGCCCCAGAATGTTATGAGTGGCTCCTTGAGCAGATACAACATAACACCACCAACAATAGTTATATTCGGAGAAGATGGGCAGTTGCTACTGGTCCGGTTTCTGTTTAGGAGTCATGTGAATGCCAGCTAATTGGTTCAACCGCTTCACGAAATGGTGGGCTTCGAGCGGCACACTGCAAGATCCTTCGGATACGCAGGCTGCCGCTGGCTGGTCCTTCATCGGCCAGGCCCCACCGACTGTAGAGCAGTTTAATTCCGTCCAGCAGTGGAACGACCAGAAGGATAACTACCTCTTCAATCAGATTGGGAGCGTATTAACTTGGGGTGGTCAAACAGCAACTGATACTAACCCCAATACACTACGCGATGCTATTAGCGGTAAGATGAAGATTGTGCTTACTGCATCTACCAATTACTATGTTGATCTAGCTGGTAATGATTCTACTGGAAATGGAACGGTTGGTAATCCTTGGAGAACAATACAATTTGCTGTTAATTGGATAACAAATCACATTGATGCTGCTGGTTGGCAAGTCAACATTCAGTTGAAGACTGCGGGAACTTATGCTCAAGCCTATTTTGGTATTCCAATTAACGGCAATTTTATAATTACTGGAGACAAACTTAATCCAAGAAACTATATTGTCAAAAATCTTGATGGGCCTGCTGTAGTAGCTACCCAAAGTGCTGTTGTTATCTTAATAGGCATTTCATTAGAAGCAACTGGACAAGCCACAGGAGCACCAGATTATAAGACTGTAGGACACGGAATATATGCTGCTCGTGGGGCTGTTATTTATTATGATGCTGTTGCATTGGGCCCTTGCACTCATGTTCAAATGGTGGCTGAGACTGGAGCGGTTATATTTCCACTTAATGGTTTATCAACTACACTGAGTGCTTATGGCGGAGGTCAATCTTTTGCCACTGCTAATGCCGGTGGTGCTGTAGTATTGCAATCAATTCCAACTACATTTACTGGCACTGTCAATTATACTGCTGCTACCGTTCAAGCATCCCAAGCAGGAACTATAAATGCAATAGCCTGGGCTCCTACAGGAACTGTTACTGGTCCTAAATGGAGTGTATTTCTTAATGGCGTTTTGATAACAAATGTTGCTGGTGCTAATATTCCAGGCAGCACAGCAGGACAAGTAGTCTCTGGCGGTCAACTACAATAGTAGGAGAACAAACATGTCTGATAAGCAGAACGATGAAGTTGTTACGCCTCCGAATGTAGGTGTAATGTCAGCTGATATGTCAGTTCCTGATCAAGTCAGAGCGGACATAGAAGCATTACTTGAACAAGCAAATATAGAGATGGGGAGGACTCCCGCTGCCGGCCAGGAGCAATCTGGCAAACGTGACTGAAGAACAACGAGGCATCTCTGGTCTTGCTAATAAAGTAATAGGCTCTTTACCAGCCCAATTTTTAATGCTGATACTGATCAACATGATATTCATAGGCGGTCTAATTTGGTTTCTTGATCGTAGAGACAGTGCCAGAGAACGTATGCTCATCCCCATACTTGCCGCCTGCCTGAAAGGAGGTAGTCCAATTCAATGAAACCCTTCCCATGCACATGTATATTTCGTATGGGCGTGTGTATATGTGACTCGCGTGACTATCCAATTCCACAGAAGTCGAAACAAGGATTCGCTACCTGCTAGGTTTCCCTTGCAAATAGGTATCCTTTCCTTAATATAAGGATGCCTATGAGGAGCGTGCATGCCGCCTACTAACGCGTATGGAGATGACAAATGACTAAGTACCTGCTCGCCTCAGTCGCCCTGTTCGGCCTGGCCACCACACAGGCCAACGCTGCACTCATCGCGTCGTTCAGTCAGAACCCGTCAGCTACCCCAACCGTCAATGCTACTGATAACGGCACGACAACCAACATCACCATTGGCAGTGTTTCCACCAGCGTCACGGCCGGTGCCAATGTTGTGCCGAATGCGTTCTTCTCCCTAGCCGCCACCAGCATCGACGCCGCCGTCCAGATTGGTGCAGCCGTGATCCAGCACTACAACGGTAACTTCTGCATCACCTCGGCGGCCGGTTGCGGAGGCACCAACTTCCTCTCAGGCGTGTTCTCCGACGCAGCATTCGGTGCACTGGGCGGTCCCGGCCTGGCCGTGAACGTCAACAATCCGCCCGACACTTTGACGTTGACATCGTCGGTGGTCCCGGCATCGAGCCTCCAACCGCCATCGGCGTTCAACCTGGGCTTCGTCGATCTGGCGCCCTTGCTGCATATCGACGGTAGCACCATCGCGGCGTTCACTGCCGACTTCGCAGGTAACGTGTCGTCCTCCGTCGAGGCACCCGAGCCAATGTCGATCGCCCTACTCGGCATGGGCCTGGTCGGCATCGGGATGGTCCGTTACCGCCACAAGAACGGATAGCATCATCCAGGTTGGGTTGCTCCGTAGGTCCTTGAACACATGACGGGCGCACATGGCGACATGGCTGACCTCCCTATACCCCTGGTCCCCCAAGCAACTGCATTCACCAGGGACGTAGTGGGTAAACTCGGCGGGGCGTAATGAATTTCAGAGCAAGGTCAGCCGCGCCTATTTCGACAGTTTGTCGGTCCATCTTGCCGGACCCTTTGGGTCCGGTTTGGGTGTCGAAACCACCTTTTTTATGGGTTGTGGACGAATACCCTTGCGATAATTCTGCGGCCATGCTATAATACTGCGGACGCGGTTACAAAACGCGCAAGGCATAGGCCCTCTCCTAGGCAACATGCGAACGATGAGCTTCTGAGCTATGATAGACAAGCCTCAGGGGTGGACCCGCTACCCATATAGCGGGTCCCTTTTTGGTCCTTCTAACAAGCTCTCTCGCACTAGTGGCAATCTGTACGCGTATATCCCAACGAGTCTTTCTTAGATGTGCAGTTGACAGATCGACCGCCATCATTGAATTGTGAGTGTGTGTAACCGAGCGAGTCAGTCTTGCTCGTCCCACTGAATGATTGGCCATCGCGGTTACTGCCATTGTAGTGCGTGTAACCGAGCGAGTCCGTTTTACTGGTGATACGTTGTGCGGTGGCGAATCCGAGCATAGTGGCCGAGGCGACAAGAGCGGTGGCGATGAGGAGGCGCATTTCAGGTCCTAGCCGCGTGGATGTTGATTGATGAACGACTGGTAGGCAGGCTGAACGTCGGGACAAGGTTTCGTGCCCAGACGGTGCATCTCACTGAAAACATACAGCGTGCCCGCCCCATTCTTGACGAAGGCAGACTTGGAGGCGGATCCCTGGATCTGGGACCAGTCGATCTCTTTGACGCGACCTTTGATGGTCTCCATGCTCATACAACCGCCACCCCAGGGCTCGCGGCCGACGGATCCGTTATCAATAGATTCGCGTTCCCATCGAACCCTGTCTTCAGGTGTAATTGAATTCTCAATCGCAGAGACCCCGGAGAAGAGGCCCCAGCCAACCAATCCAATTACTGTTAAGCTAACAGTTGCATTCAGCGGAGTAACCTTAGCTTCTTTGGCCATTGGAGGATATCTTACTTGCAGTTGGTATCGCTCTTATAGAGGTAACTGCCATCATTACGCAAGTAAAATATGCTCAGGACTCTGAATTAAATATGGATGGATCGTTATCCTCTTTGGTCGGTATGAAATGCGCGTAGATGTTGCCCACTTTCAGTAATTCTGCTTCCATCATTTCGATTTCTTTGAGCAGTTTCGTAGCCCAGATGGCAGCGTTTCCTACAATCAACACCTCTTCGTCAACGAAGGTGGTTTCACTGTCAGCCGCGATCAATCCTTTGCAGCCATTCTTCAACTGGTCCATCGACCAACCGAGTCGCCGGTTGCGACGCCGCGTCTCATACACCTTCTGGCGCGGATCAGTCTCGGGATCGGCTGGGACGTTGGTAGGCGATGAGGCAGTGTTTGCCGCAGTAGGATCTTCCTGCATAACTGCGTTCTCCACAGAAGATGTATTTCTTGATGGTCCGCTCCATCCCCCACATTGGCCATTGGCAGGTTACGGCGGGGCCAAATGACGGCGGTGTATACGGCGTCGGTTGAATTGTTGGTCCAACCAGTGTAGGGATTTCTACAACCTCAGGAGTTGGAATCTCAAGGGCCTTGCGACTACTGTAGCGGGCTCGGGAGGCGCGCTTCTGAGCGTTCTTCCGGAGTCTCCCACACTCTTTACACCGTTGAGTCGTGCGCGGTCCAAAGAACTCAGTTCCGCAGTCGGCACAGGTCTTTAGCCCAGATCCCTTTTGAGTGACGGCAGTAGACGTAGCCGTAGAACTCGAGCCAGTCGATGACTTCGTCGAGAGTTCCTCCTGCGACGATAAGTCGTGTGTCCGGGTTATGAATTTCTCCAAGGAATTGCTTTCCATAGGGACTTGCCACCACTTTCAGTTGGATAACGTCAGGCACTTCCCCCAATTGCGTAGTCATTCTAACTCCTTAAGGAGCGTAGGCCCCTTTGATAATAGCATTCTAGCAAGGTCTGCACGATCCGCAAGCACTGATAATATGACAGTATCAATGGATTTTGGCACCACGAGATCAATATAGGTGACCGGAGCCACAGTGCCGATGCGATGGCACCGATCTTCGGACTGCTCCCTGTGCTCAAAGTTGAATGAATTGTTGTAATAGATTGCGGTTGATGCGATCTGGAGATTAAGGCCGATACCCCCTGCGGCCGGATTAGATACGAAGATGCGTGTCTCCCCCGTCGTGAAGCTAGACACTACATCGCCACGATCTTTCTGGATGGTCGTTCCATCGTATCGGACGAAAGACTCTCCAATGCCCGACAACATTGTACAGATCTGGTTGAGGTCCTCCTGAAACCGTGCCCAAATGATCATCTTACCTGTGATCTGTTTGACTTGTTCCTCGAGAACGGTTATGCGGTTTGAGTCAAGATAGTGTAATACAGTGTCTGTATCATCTACACTGGGCAAGAAGCCAGATAGAATCTGCTGCAACCTCACCAACCGCGCAAGGGCGTTTGGCAGTAGGAGTGTCTCATCATTGATTTCGGCGAGGAACTCCCTGCGGACCTGGTTGTAGAGTCGTCGCTGTTCCGCGGTGTATTCTACATAGACACGCTCGTAGAGTTTCGGCGGTAGATCCACGCACTCCTCTTTCCGCGCCGTAATCGAGAAGGGACGGATTCGAGCGGCGAGCTCGGCCATGTTACGGTAACCGACAACTGCCATCGCCCCGCGTGGCCCACCGTAGATAGGTTTCAAGACACAATAATGTTGTTGGAAAGATGTGTATGAGCCATGACCCAGGATCCGTCGATCCAGGAACCGAAACTGCGTGTAGAGGTTCTCGGCCCCGTGTGGTGAAGGATCGCCGGATGAGATGATTCTGACAGGAGCCTTGTCCGATAACGCAAGGACGTTCTTAGTGCAGGCGGCAGTAGGTGATCGGATGCGTGTAGACTCATCTACAATTACTGCCATCCTGCCGGATGCCACAAACTGCTGGGCGATTTCAATGCCCTGTCCGCGACTCAACGCTTCGACGTTAATTGCAAGTATTCGACAGTAGGTGGATTTCTGTTGAATAGGATCTTTCTCTGTTATCGGTTTGAAAGATGAATGGACACGCGATAATAGCGGGACCCGGTCCACCCAATGGAGAGGCACTTGCTCTTCAATCCATTGGCGGTGGACACCTGAGGGTGCGATCACCAAGGCACCGTCAATCTCGTGTCGCTCATATCGGTCTGCGATGATGTCGAGAATCAGTTTGGTCTTACCGAGTCCTTTATCTAGGAAGATGGCGAATTGATCCAAGGTTCGGGCCCAGTCGAAAGCCTTCTCCTGGTGATTCATCATTGCAGTTTTGGGGATGAACGTATAGTCGGGAGCCCTGTGGACAGGTTGAGAAACCTCTGATACGACTTCTTTCTTATCGGTCCAGGTGGCATCTGCTAGATTGGTCTTGATGTATTCGATATTCGCAGGGGTCGGATCGAATAAGAACGAACCACGTTGTCCCCAACGAAAACGATCAGGGACCGAATTGACTGTGGTTCGTTCCTCAGCCGACCACCGCCCGTCTATACGGGCCAGTCGTTCGTTCTGGATGATGACAGTTAGATTGGGCATGGTTCCTGTAGAATAGCGTAATTCTGCGGAATCCGCAATGGCTCTGCGAGCGCCTTAAGCGTATAGAGCTACAGGGCTCCGTCTTCAAGGGCGCGATAGAGCCTCCAATAACTCCGGCTCAACACGAATTCGACGCTTCAGGTCCTCGACGATCTCATGCGCCATCTTCGCAAAGGTCTCATCCTGGTTTTTCGCTATCTTTTCAGCGATCAGCAGTTCGAGACGGTATTCGCTCATTTCGAGTCTCCCCAGGTTGCGGCTACTTTACTATCGACAACAACAGGTATCTCCAACTGCACACAGTCTTCCATGATCGAGGCCTGTTCCCGTGCTACCCTCTCACTGGTTACCGAGAATCCAAGCGCGTCGTGTTCCGTGATCAGCGGTAGGTGACCGGCACGATAGCAGTTGACCATAGCCTGCTTCGTTTGATCCGCTGCCGATCCCTGAATCCGTCTATTGAGCGCCTTATTCAGGAACATATACTCACCGCCTCGCATAGGGAAGCGGCATCTGCGGTTGTATATGGTGGTGATGTAACCGAGCTGCTTAACCATCGTCTGAGCATCTCTAGCCAAAGGCTGGACGAATGGCACACGTTCATAGAATCTATCGAGCAGGGCTTGGCCCTCGGTTCCAGCAACTTCGACGGTTCGACCATTGATCACTTTATGGGTGGTAGGTAGACCTAATTCATGGCAGAGTTTAGCACCGCCCATGCCGTATGTAATGCCCAAGAATATCGTCTTGGCGTGTTGGCGGGAAATGCCGCCCATCCATTTGGCACACATACCGTGATAGTCGGTTCGTGGATTCTCGTTGAAGATCTTAACTGCTTCCGCGGCCCCGCGTAACCGCAATATAGACGCGTAGTGCAAGGATAGCCGCGGCTCCTGTGATGAATAATCGGCATTGTGCCACAATTCACCTTCTTCCGGCAACATGAGACAGCGGACTAGTTTCTTGATCTCTTCATCGCGCGATGGCAGTTGTTGAAAGTTCGGGTTAGACGATGAGAACCGGCCCGTAACAGTGCCGTAACCGCTTCCATCGTCATCTTCGCGTCGTAGAGGATGAAACTCAGGGTGGATTCGTCCGTTCTTGACATGGCGGAATACATGTCCGTCGATGAAGGTGGTCCTCGCCTTGTTGTATCTCCGCAGTTCCAGTATGTCTCCAATGACGGAGGATTGTGTGGCGTTTTCTTCAAGCCAATTCTTCTGGACGGAGGGTTTGTCCGTCTTGGTCCGAGGTAAGGAGATGCCGGCCTGTACACAGGCTCGCGCGATCGTCTCATTCTCCCACGCCGATACGAGGACTCCTGTGGCATTTTGAATACGCCTGATGCAGTCGAGTTCTTTGTTTTGGAGTTTGATCCTTGCCTGTTCCGCTGCATCGAGATCAACACGAACGCCGCGCATACGCATCGCCACACAGACGGTGATGACATCACGCTCTAGGTCTGCGAGCTCTTTCAGCCCTTGTTGAGCGATCTGCGGTTTGAAGAAGTCGTATAGTCTCAGGGCTAGAGTCGCGTCCATCTCGGCATACGGCCCAACGTACTTGGCAGGCAATCTCCAGAGATTGTCGTATATATTTTTGACGCCGTAACCCCCGGCAACCTTCTGTAGGAGAGAGTCGTCTTTGCCAACCCCAAGGATATCCTTGGAGAGATTGTCCAGGGAGTATGACAGACGGTTCTCGTCCAGGAGAGCGGCGAGACCTTGTACGTCAACCGCACCATTGTAAGGTCTGATCCCCATACGGTTGCACCAGCCCAGGTCGTAAAGCGAATTGGCGGCAACCATCTGCACATTAGATCTACCCAACTGCTCACGGAGCCAGGCGATTACGTCTCCGTCGAAGTTGCCTTCGGGATGACGAATCGCGTAATAGGCCGATCGACCACAGGAAGCCACCGCAACTCCGATTGGGTAATCGTCAGCGGTTGGGAAGGCCCAAGCACTACCGACTGTTGTAAGGGTGGTATCTCGGGTTTCCCAGTCAATTGCGGTTACTCCTTCTATCGGGATGAATTCCGTAGGTGGCACCCAGTTAGACTCATAGTTAGGCGTGATCATTCCCTTGGGCTCGAATAGCGTTGTGCCGCCCACCGTTGGGCGTGTCGCGGTCCTGACAGGAGTGCGTGTGGGTTTGGCTGGTTCGTCCCAGAAAAGATTCATGGTATCTCCAGATATTTGTGGATCTGTAACTGGGCCGTGTAACCGTATTGCATAGCGGTTCTGGCGACTAAGGCACGGTTGTTGCCGTTGGTATTTTCTTCCGGTGTGTCAACCGGTGTTATGTAGACTGTTGAGTTAGGAGGCGGACGGGAGAGAAAAACCTTCGGCCCATCTGTTCTTTGCGTGTTGGTGTAAGGTAATCCATCGGAACTGTCAGTGTGCCCCTCCAGCAGGGGGTACTTCCAATACTTGGCGTGTTCCCGAATCTTTGGATGGACTAATGGAGTTTTTGGCGATACTACTATGGTGGTTGCCAGTAACCAATCCTGCCAAATAACTCCTGCCGTTTCTACCTGTATTGGATAGCCGGCAGACCAGAGCAGTTCAACAAGTTTCAGGAGGTTCTGTCGGCAGGGTTCTCCTCCTGTCAGGACTACCAAGGTTTCCTTACGTCTTGCGAGTTCTTTAATCTGCCGGAACATCTCATCCGGAGACATATATGGATCACGGTCATCATCCCACTGTGTATCACACCACCAACATCTCAGGTTACAACCGCTCATCCGAACGAAGACGGCACGCTGTCCGGAGAATGGGCCCTCTCCCTGTAGTGTCAGGAAGATCTCATGGACCTGTAGGCGGTCGGGGTTGGTCTCTTTGGCACGAACAGGATTAGTTCCGCGCATTGGATTCCCCTCCTTCTGTGTATACGGCCATTAGTCCCTTGACATTTCGACCTGACCAGAAGGCTTTTGCAGATGTAAGTTGAATATGGGTTGCGTCTCGCAATACTTCTTCAAATCTGTCTACACTCCATCGAGTTACATCCGATGTAGGAGTCTCGATTTCAATCTCAGCATCTGATAGAGTAGAGTCTACCACCATTTTATTAGGATGGATCGTGATCATTCCACGTACTGCCCGGGTAACTTCTGCGAAGGCAGATCTCCAGTCCCCTGGAATCTCCCAAAGATTATCTGGGACCTGATCAACGATAGAACTGGCCCGCGGATCGAATTCCTGATTGATTGTCAACCCTCTAACAGCTGTTCCGTCAGGCCAACCGAAGACGATAAACGGTTGGGTTCCTTCGGCATTAATTGGGGCTGCGATTGTGGAGGGGAGTGATGGGGCTGTAGAAAGGAATTCTAGTACCCAATTGGGGAGTAGGGCCTTGATCGGGGCAGGTTCGGGTAGTTCGAACCGGGCTAGGGTCTTAGTGTCCGTGACGAAGATCCTGTTGCCATCAACCTGGGCTCCCATCGCCCATGGATATTGGGCGTCATTTGCGACATACCGTCGTGCCCGCATTAGAATCTGTAAGAATGCCGGGGTCAGTGGAGAACTACTATTCGGGAAGTATGCGTCCGGATACTCGTCGGCACTCCTGACGGTAATATTAACTTTAGTGCGGCCCGTCTTGACCGTTAGTCGATTACCAAGTTCAAAGGTTGATGAATCGCTGATCGCCTGCTTGAGTTCTTTGGCAGGTGCCAAGAAATGAATAGGGAGGTCACACGGGCTGCGTGCGAGTAGGCGATCATTAGTTGCGTATACATAACCGCCTCGAACTAGGACGTGCGTCATATACGTGATAGCAGAAGTTGAGGCTAGTGCTCGCTCAACCCGGCTTAAAGCCTGTGCAAGGGACGGCATGTATTCCTCCTAATCGAACAGGGACGTTTGGACGCCTACTTCTTTTCGTTCTTGGCTGAGGATCTCCTTCATGGAAATCATATTAAAGGCACACCGGAGAGGAAATGAGTCAGCGAGCTGCTTAACATCGAAGCCTCGCTCATCTATGATCCGCATCCAATGAGCACGTCTCTCAGATGAGAATGTGTCGAAATGTCGATCCTGGTCACTCAATCGCTTTGATTTACTGGAGATAGGCACCATCTTAAAAGACCCGCTCTCCACGGAGAAGAGGATATAGCCATAAGCAGACATATGGATCCATGATGCACTATCCACGCTGTGCCATGGCACCGATAATAGCATATCAGCGCCCGTCGTCGCAAGCCCATGAGTCCGAAAGTTTTTGGTAAGTCGGTGGACTCTTTGGGCCCAAGGTCTACGTTCACTCTCATGAACGTCATTTCGCGGACTCGCACAGATGTAATTACCGTCAGCCGCCTGGGCCATTACTTCGTCAAGTCGACTCCAAGCCTCATTCTGGTGGAATACCGGCAATACAATCTTCCCAAAACCAGCTTCTAATCGCGTCTGGTTCCAATCACTGTCTTTGCACGCCTGGATCCGTTCCTCAGGTGTGGCAGTTTTGGTCCAGGAACCTGGGATAACGTCTAGGTTGATGAGCCATATCTTATCACATACATCTTTGAAGGCGTTAATGCCGAACTGGAAGTTGACATGGACTTCACCAACAGTCATCCTACGACCTTTCGTCCAGGCCGTGAATGCACCACTGTCTAGGATGACTTCTTTGAGTCGAAGGCCATTCCGTGAATACTGCAGTCCGGTCCGCTCTACGCTGCTCAAATACTGATCGTGACAAGAGAATAGGCGGTACTCCATCCTGGGGATGTAGGGCACGAATTCCTTGGAAAACTGGAACCCGCTGAAAAAGAACTTCTCAGTCATCATTCTGCCAGGTGATAGACGGTTGGAAGGAGAGCCCACCGCGCGGTGAGAAGTAGCCTGTGATCTCGAGCTCTGCCGGATCAACCGCTTCGATGAAGTCGCTGGCGATGCGTGCGATAACTGCCTCGTGGAAGGCTTTTTGATTGCGATAGGATTGTAGGTAGAGTTTTAGACTCTTGCTCTCGACACACTTCTCATTAGGAGTGTAGACGATGCGGATCTTCCCGAAGTCAGGTTGACCCGTCACTGGGCAGAGACAGGTGAACTCATCTCGTTCGGATTCGATCGTGACAGAGGATTCAGGATACTCCATCATGGGATTTGGAAATGTGTCCAGCGTGAGGACATTCGGCTCCATAGGTGTCTCTGTCCGCACACCCAACGTGTGGAGTTGGATGGGCGGTTGGCGACGTGGCCTAAGTGGGGACGTGCTCATTCGAACAGATTACCTCCTTCTTTTGCCTTGATGTTACGTGGGTTGGTGTCGGATCGCCGTATATACTGGGGTGGATGTAGGACGAGATTGGGCAGGCACCAGACGACGACGCGGTTGTATGTGTCATCATATGAAGCGACGATATCGCGCTTCATCAACCTTGGAAGTTCGCGTCCAACATCTTTCGGATCACGCTTCGAAAAGACGTGGGTGTAATCAATCAGATAGTTCTCAATGTCGTTCGCCGCAAGGGGTCTGTTTGGGTCAATATTCAAGACTTCCAAGACTGCTGCGGTGACTTTAGCATCATCGTCAATCATAGGAAGATCCTCAGTTGCCTGAGGATCCTAGCGTAATTCTGCCAAATACGCAAGCCCAGGACTACGGGAAGATTGCTCTTCCCGTAGCCTTGCGGTAACTAGACCGCAAGCTCAAGGGCTAGGTTGAGTGCCTTCTGCTTCGTCTTAGCACGCTCCCCCAGCCACGCCTGGTAGATGCGGTTGTCCTGGCTACGGCCCACTTGATGGTCGAGCACATAGGTGACAGCATTCACCGCACCCCACCACGTTCCGCGGGATGACGGCAGCTCGCTTCCCGGCGCCGTCTCGAACGCCTGGAGCGACTTCGTCACCAACGTAGACTGCCGCGGTGCCCGGGTCGTGGTCACCACTGCCTCTTCAGTCGTCTCAGACTCCTCTGCCCCAACAGCCTCATCAGCGACCTGTCGGACGGTCAACTGCGTCGGCGTCAGCTTGAACACCTTCGTGAGGTATTCGGTCAACGCCTCAGTGCTCGGCACGTTGTGTTGGGCCAAGACTAGCGCCTGATCAGCCAGCCTCGCATTAGCATCAACTGCCATGCCTAGGGCCTGTTCTGCCGCCGCCGTCGCCTCACCGTTGAACTCACGCAAGTGCGCCATCTTGAACGCCCGCTGCGATAGGTTGCTGAGAGCCATCGTCAGGGTGTTCATGCAGACGACCCGCACACTGGTGAAGTCCGCTGTCATCGCGTAGCCCGGCACATGAGGATTGCAGAGCAGCAGGTAACCGCGGTTGATATCGTCGCCGATCGCGAATTCGCGGTTGATACGGGCCAGGCCCCAGATGAACTTGCCCGCCATCAGACTGCCGGCCGTCTCCATGGTCATGTGACCCGCTTCCGTGAACTTCTTGAAGAAGTTCATGACGTCGGAGTTCTGGATCGGGACGTACCGGTTAGTGACGACACTCAAGACGGAGTTGTCGCTGACACGCACCAGTCCCTGATGTGACGGGATCTGGGACATGCCATTAGCATTGGACGCCATGAACAGCGGACGCTTCTCCACGGCCCAGTTGATGCCGGCGGCTTGCGCCATCTCTTCCGGCGTGAGATTGGGGTCGACGATATTGCCCAGGCCGTGCCAAGGCGTCTCGATGGCCGAAGCCATTGTCTCCACTGCGTCAGTCATTTGGTACTCCTTGAATATAACGTGCAGATGAGCTGATATAAGCCTTAATCAGCTGGACCGCAAGACTAGACCTTATTCGGACTCAAAAGAATATTGTGAATTCCTTCCAGTGCCGGATCGTTCGGGTACAGTTCATCCGCCTTGGCGAGCAACTCCTGTATGAGCGGATAGTGAGAATCGTGCCCATACAATACACCCAAGGTCCGGGGTGTCTTGCCGTCGCCGACATAGTAGGTGTCAGAGGGTAGCATCCGAATTGTAGCAGTTCGGATCTCGTCTTCGATCTTATCGTCACTGTGGCCCATGAGTTGGCCGTATGCGATGATCAGAGGATAATCAACCATTGAAGCCTCCTTTCGATACGTCTATATATAATGCGAGATCGCACAATTCACAAGGAGAAGGATGCCCAACAATTGGGCGTTTCAAAAACAGTTACTTTGAATATCCCAGGAACCGCCTTTTGCAACCGGTAGTACCAAAGCTCTGAGAGTCGCTCTGCGGTTGGAGCGTGTTCGATCAGAGTGAGCTTGGTGAAGAAGGGCTCGGACGGCAGTAAAGAAAAACACGGTCTAGGCACCACGCTAATCGGTGCGCCCGCGATTATCTCAGCCACAGGATCATTATACGCTAGGATCATCGCATGATCGAACGTAGCGTGGATGAGTTCCATCATCGCCTGTTTGATCGTTCCGAAGTCAGTCACCATATCGGATTCCGCACCGACGGTGACGAGCTCGCCGAAGACCGTTGCCTCGATCACATAGCGGTGGCCGTGGAGACCTTTGCACATGCCGCCATGCGTGGCGATACGATGCCCGGCGTCGATTTCGATCCTACGTGTGATCTTGCTGATCATACAGCCCCCATTTCATGTGCGAGCAGATCTAGCTTGTAGTCGATCGTGCCCTTCAGGTTGTGTAGCCTCCGCACAACCGCATAGTGAACACCGTCTGGACAGTTTATCTTGCCTTCAAAGGCTGCCCGCGCGATCATCGGATCCGGCACCGCCGCCACACGGAACCCTTCGGCCCGTAACACGGTTGCATGGTCCTGCGTAATAGGCGGATATTCTCCCGAATAGGCCGTGTGGGTGTATGCCAACGCCTTATAGCACCCAGGTAAGGTCATCGCGTATCGGATTGAATCGGCCTTAGATCGATACGCCAAAGGAGTGTGGATCTGTAACCGTGTATGCCCCTCACCAAGGGCAATATTTAACGCGTCTTCTGCCGATGCGATGAAAGAGCTACGGCAATCGGGATAATTGGCTGTATCCTCCTGTGATACGCCAATACCGATCTCCGTGGCACCGACGTGCACAGCATAGTTCGCAGCGAACACTAAGAAAATCAGGTTACGCATCGGCACGAATGTAAGTTCGGTCCGCCCACCAATAGTTTCAACCATCCTGGCGAAGCTCTCGTAAGTCTCTAGGGACTGTTTCTCATCCACCAGGGGAGAGGCGGACCAGAGTTTGTCGATACGGCAGAGATAGTGATCGCGGACGTTAGCAAGCCGGGCAACGTCAATTGCCGCCGACACCTCTATAGAGTGCTTTTGGTTGTAGTTGAACGTGATCGCGTGCATGACCTCGCACGTCTGTTTCATGTGGAACAGGACTGTTGTACTATCCTGGCCACCGCTTAAAATACATAGACCAACTGTCATGTGAACCTCCCTCAAAAGGGGATGTTGTCGTCTATCTTCTCCTGGTCGCGGTTCCACGTTGGACCGTCGTCTACTTGATTGCCGTATTTGGGATCATAGGCATCGTCAGTTGCACCCGGCGGTGCCGTGACGGTTACAGACCCCTCACCAACCGCCTTGCGGAATATGCGTGCCTTGTTCAGGAGCATGATGCCGTTGGGGTATGCGGACACGGTCTGCAGTGGTGTCGTCTCCCAGCCGTACCAGTCATTCTTGTCGTTGCTCTCGTGCACGCTCGTCAGTTTGAAGACGCGCGCGTAGATCGGTGCCGGATACGGGCCCTTATCATCCTGCAGTTCGAAGTTCTGTAGCAGTGCGTTCCAGCGCCGCGCTTTCTTCCACTGTGTGCTGCCCATAGAGATCAACGCCGGTGTGACTTCGTTTTCGTTTATGTGCAATACATAGTAGGTAGCCAGGGACACGATCTCATTCCCCGCACGCGTTAGCCGGGTGAAGTTCGGACCCTCCGACGCATTGTTATAGGCGCTATCGTCACTGCCCCAGTCCCGCACCAAACCGCCACGATCGGGCTTCCATTCGACGTATCGCCGTTGGAAACGGCACGGTATCACCAACACCTCTTTGAAGAGTTGGTGGGTGACCGTGTTGAAGATATCGCCGGACAGGGCCTCTTTGATATACTCAGGCCTAACCGACTTACGCTGCGGGCTCAGGTCCTGGATGATCGTGAGGAATGGTAGGACGATGTCTTCAACGGCAAACGCCTCACGGTCCTCGGAGTGTTCGCGCATGGAGAACGCCTTGGTGGCGATCTCCTTGTTATCGGTCGGAATAACATCAGACATTTTTGGGCTCCTTGAGAACGGCCTTGTTTGCCGTAAAAAGGTTGAGCACTTCATGAACATGCGTGCCGAGTTTCAAGCAGTCACGCATCAGTTTCTTTAGGGTCATACCATGAACCCCTTCAGAAATTGTCACATTCGTCTGGTTGTCACCACGCAGTTGGTTGTAAAGGGCGATGGCCTTGTCGCGATTTGCCCTGCCAAAATCAACCGATACCTGGACTTTTAAGACCCCTTCATTGTGGGTCTCTTCTAACCAGCGGATGGCAGTTTCTGCTTTCTCAGTCTCTTTTGGCCATGTGGCTTCAACTACCTGGCTGAGAGAGATTGTGGCTCCATCAACAGTGACGAATTTCTGCAGGCCGGCTTCAAACATGAGATCTGGAATACGATACATCTCCAGCTCAGTAATTTCTGTCTGGAGTAATTTCAAGGAGTTCTCAAGAGCGGTGCGCTCAGCCAATTTGCCACGTAGCCGTTCGATATTGGTTGAGAGGCTATCCAAGGTCTCTCCTCGGGCCTTCACCAATGGTGCGAATTCGTCCATGCTTGGCTCCTTTCAGATACGCATACTAGCGTAGGCACGCAGAATACGCAAGGGCCCCAGGCTCTTTTTTCGCAAAACAGGATGCGTATATCTTAGCAGTGACCGAAGAGCACCTCTGGAAGATCTGGAGACCAAGGCTTAGAGGGTGGTGGGAACGTGTCGAGGTATACCAACCTGTTGGATATCCGGATGTATACGGCATCCATGAGGTCCAACCGCAGTACCTGGAACTCAAAGTAGGACCGCCATCTCCGAGTCTGCTACGCGCTTCGCAAAGAATCTGGTTGCGCCGATGGTGGGAACTAGGAGGCGTGGCACACATCATGGTAGGCGACGCAGACCACATCCTCTTCTTCAAGGACCTGGACCTACGCCGCCCTGTTGAGGTGCCGTTTTACAGGTAGAAGTATTTGGCGGTGCGTTTGATTTTCCGCGGCATCCGACTCACTGCCTCGTGGAAGCGTATCAAATGCGTGTTGCGGTCCTTCTCAGGTAGGCTAGACTCCAGGGCCTCGTGCAACTGTCCGGCAGGGCAGTGGAAGTCGGTGTAGCCGGTCCTGATGATGTGATAGTACCATGGACTCGGAGGCGCCTCGTCATTCGTCGTCATGACATAGGCGAAACCGGTGACGGTCTTCTTCTTGGTCCTCACGGGGAGGAGCACCCGCTGGTAGAGACGGGGCCATCCTTCATACGCATCCAGGGCCCGCACGTTGTTTTCCTCCACCCACCAGAGACCTACGGGCAGGCTGCCGCCTCGCTGTGGGACGATATCCGCCACTCCGCGGAACACGAGCTCGGCCGAGATACGCCCAGAGCAGATGGCCTGTGCTCCTGGGCACCGGCCCTTCATCCCATCCTTGCTCATGTTGCTCCCATAGGCGATATAAGGTATCCGGGCCAGTTCGGCCGGAGTGAGGTTGTCGGCGTTCTTCCAAGGCATCGTCTTACTCCTTATACGAATGAAGTGGTCAACCAGGCGACGGCGAACTCAGGCAGCCCGTCGGTTAGATAACCGCGGATCTCAAACTGGGTGGCGGTTGTTGTAGCCACCGACCCCGTCGTCATGCGAACCGGAACGTGATAGGTTGCGTTCGCGCCACGGCCCTCGCGCACTACGTTGATGCCCCGACTGCGAATATCACTAATCATGGACGAGATCGTCGCCATCTCCCAGCCCGTCAGGCTGGCGAGTTCAGCGGCGGTTGTGCGCCGCGCGATCACTGCTGTGCAGCAGAGTGCATTCTTCGTGCCGGAGCGGTAGGGGTTGATGACGGGCTCCACCACCATCGCTGGGGCTGCTTCACCATTGCGTGGGGTCCGCATCTTCGCCACCGTCTCGTTGACGAAGAAGACCAAGAAAGCGATCCAACTGGCCACGCGTGCGGAGTCCAGCGTAGACTCATGCATCCGAAACTCGATGGTGCCCAGGTCCCCCAACCGCATCGTGTTGACACTCGCATACCGCGTGCCGTGGATGCCCGACGGCCGCATGTAAGAAGCTGCACTCCCCACCACCAGGTTCCAGGCATTCTGCATCGACCGGCTGCTCATCGCAGGGCAGTAATGCGGATTGTTCTGCCGATGTTCGGGGAAGTGCTGCATGATTTCAGTTTCGAACTGGCCGTAGCGCCAAACCACCGCCGCCTGCTCGGCTGGGCTAAGGTCGCGGGCATCAACATGAACATGGATGCCACACCGCTGATTGGTGACATAACCGTTGGTGCGAAGAAGGTCCACGACCTTCACCACTTCGGCCCGACCACGAGCGTCCTTGAGCTTGGGGCTCACCAACTCAACGCCACGATCGTAGCCGATCGAGCCGTCGGTCTTGGCGCTCCAGTTGCGGTGCGCGTTACGCTGGAAGTAACCGCGGGCCGAAGTGCTTACACCATTTTCAGTGAGCAACCTCGCGGCGGAGGCTGTCGGACTCGGCGTATGCGGAGGCGACCAGCACTCGATCTCAACTCCAAAGTAGCGTCCCATCTTCTTTCTCCAGGTTGTGGTATCGTCTTAATAACGACATGATACCATATTTCCGACCTAAACGCAAGGTCGAAATTACCTGGAGTAAAGAAATTCATTTAGTCTTTTCTGCCGCCAGACACAGCTGTAGAAACTCGGCGCGAGCAGAAGGCTCGTCACGGAAACACCCGAGCATCGCACTGGTGGTGGTCACCGACTGGTGGAGCTTAACGCCACGACTCGACATGCAGCCGTGCTCAGCGCGTATGAGCACACCGACGCCTAGCGGTTCTAGGTTGCGTGAGAGGCAGTCCGCCACCTGCATAGTGATACGCTCCTGGACCTGAAGGCGGGCGGCGTAGGCTTCGACCACGCGGGCCAGTTTGGAGAGTCCTACAATCTTACCGGATGGCACGTAACCGACATGTGCGGTTCCGATGATCGGGGCCAGGTGGTGTTCACAGTAACTGTGCACGTCAATCCCGTGGACGATTACCATCGCGTCGTAATCGTTATCATTCTCGAAGGTCTTCAACAATTCGTCCGGGTTGATAGAGTAGCCACGCATCCAATACCGCCACGCCTCGGCGGCACGTCGCGGTGTCTCAAATAGGCTGGGACGGTTGACATCCTCACCCGTAGCATGGATTAATTCGATGAAGATGTCTTCTAACTGCTTCATTATCGCCTCGTGAAGATCAGTATCAGGGCGATTACCATAGCAATGCCCATACTGAAGCCTGCGATGACTAGGCTGATGACGACAGTAAGTGTGTCAGCGGGCGGCATTGGTCACAACTCCCCAAGGCGTTAGCTCAGAGGCGTCTGGCATCGTGCCGATCGCCATCCCGACCGCCCAGCCGAGCATGATGCCAACGACGATCCAGAGGGCGTGTCTCACGACATGCATACGAAAATGGTCGCCATGACGCCGAAGAAAGCAACTGCTGGGATCGCCGCGGCACCCTCTCCGGCCATCGCCCATACGGCGACCGCGATGCCGGCCCATATTCCAGCGATGGCGATGCCTGTGCCGAGCGTCATCGGCCACTCCTACCGGGCGCTTTTGTTGCCTCTCGGCATCGCGCCGCCCACTCGACGTTGGTTGCCGCCTTCTCCGAGTCGGGCGGCACCTTCGCCAGATGGTAGTTGGCATAGCGCGTGAACTGCTCGGCGGCAGCGACCAACGCAACGCGCATCTGAATTGCCCAGGCTTCCCGGTAATCGTCGAAGTATGTCATCAGCCACTCCTGCAGATGAGGGGTTCACAGATTAACTTCAACTATGACTACGCCGGGTTCTAGGTCGAACATGACCTGGATGACGTTGTGCACGGTGTTGATCGGCTTTGAACTGTTGAGTGGGTCATAGATGTTGACGATACTTTTCCGTGTATCGAATGTGAGCGTTACTGTGACGGAGTCACCCTGATTGAGCTCTTCAGCCGCATACCAAATTGGGACAAGGAACCGTCCTCCATCGGCCGCCTGATACACGTCGTAGTCCATGGCCTCGGTCAGACCCGTCATTTCTACGTCCAGCTTACCCGGTTCAAAGCCATACCGATCACCCCTATCGGAACAGATATCGCACATGTTGCGGATCGCTTCAGCCACCGGCCGCGGATCATTGGCGAACCCTTGCGGAAACAAACCGCATTTGTAGACGGTGCCATAGTCGAACAAGGCGTACCACCACAGACCCTGCGTGCCATTCTGGCAGCAGCGCAACCAGGTGCACAGAGTGTAGTAGGCATCGCGCTCGCCCGACCAACCGTCCTGGTCCGGCTTGAACCCGCGGCTGTTGTACAAGGTCGGATGGAACTCGGTCAAGTGGATCGGTTTGTTTGCATATGCGGTCCATAAACCGCCGATGTATTCATTGACTGAATAACCTGTATTCGGCACGTCGGGACTCGCGGGCGGATAGTAGTGGCCATTGCCGAAGCTGAACAGAGCATTCAACGCGGCCAGGTTCTCCGGCGTCTCGCAGTAGCCCGTGATCCAGCCTTCAGGGTGCGGTGTGCCGGCTACGATACTGGGACCCATGATACCTTCGTCTTCACCGTCGAGGATGGCATTCTGTATAGCGAGGGTAACGGCAAACGGAACCTCGCCACTGCCGAAGTCGGTATTGGGCTCATTGAGCCCTTCAACGTAGTGGTGGGGCAGTTGAAGCATCGTAGGGACGTCGGCGGAACTGGCATTGGCGGCAGGGCAGACGGTGAACTTCGTATCAGGGAACGCTCCGAGGATCCTGACGAACCATTGTTTCTGCATGTCGTAGCGACTCGCGTAGTGATATTCACGGATCGGTAAGGTGAACCCGCTATCACCAACCAAGTAACGCAGTGAGGCTATCACGGAGTCCGGTGAGTAGTTGGCAGGCCAACTGCCCCAGGTGTTATTCTCATCAAGACTGGAGAAGGTGTTGATGCCAAAGCGCTCAATCAGGTCAACTACGCGCTTGGCCTGGACACCTTCAAGGGGTTCAGGCGGTGTTGGCCCTGGGATACCAACCTCCTCCTCGAGCGCCGATACGCGTGCCTCTAACGCGTCGAACTCCTGACGGGTCACCGTGTCAGACATGGTGTGCCTCCTTCATGTATTCCAGTATCTGTCTACAAAGGTTCGCGCGGCGGCGATATGGTAGTAATTTTCGGTGCCTTTATTGGACCATAGGATACGACCTCGCCACTCACCGGCATCTACTTTGACCGTAAACTCTTCTCCAATCTCACGCCTCCAGGGTTGGGCCTCCAGGACCAGTGACATATCGGTTTTGATGAAGGCTTCGTCCTGCGTGCGACCACGTTGGAACCGCCTCGCGATGGCATGGATGCTGATCTGGCATATCGGCCGCGGGTAGAAACGGAATGAAGCCCGACCGAAGCTGTACTCAAAACCGGTGAGTGCGATGCTCTCCTCAAACTCCGCCTTATTCTCCCAGTGCTCAATCCGCATCTTCGAAGAGGTCATGCGGTAGTCCAATAGGCACAGGTTCTTCTTCGATCTGTCGATTATCAAAGGGGCGAGGCGAAACTCATTTGGCAATAACTCCACCATCGCGTGGAACTCATCCAACTGCTGCGGCTTGAAACAGGAGTGCCGCTGTTTCACCCAGCGCGCGGCGGTTTGTTCGATCTTATCGACGCCTAAGCAATATTTTTCATCCTCACGGTCAACACAGCGGATCAATTCACGTGCCTTTCCCATGTACTCGGCCGGTATCATCTCCTGCTCCTACATATGAGCAGATAGTATAGACCCAGTCTACAGGAAACGCAAGAGGTTTAATCGTCAAAGATCATTCCGCCCGTCTTATAAGAGGCAGGTGTGAGGCGGGCCACAGGATCCTTCGCCCATCTTAGGATGTCGGGAATGACGTTTGGCAGTTCCAGGTAAGTACACCAGGCTTCTAGGCGCTCGAATTTGCGAATCACGTCCGCCACCGCTTCTTGCGTTGGTGCGTGGATCGTGCACATGCCTCCCTTACCGCCAGCGGGTTTACGCATCTGGCTGAGACGGCCGAACAGTTGTCCACCAATCTCCCAATGCCCCCGGACGTGCTTGACCGTTATCATCGGAAAGTCACAAGATAGGGTGTGAACATCATGGATGTTACAGCGGCCGTCTTCGACCCGAAGATAGCGGCACGCTAATTGACCTTGGCGGTCGGCTTGGAGGTCCGAGAAGAATTCGACTTCTTTCCCGTTGAAGGTTTCAACGCGTGATGGAATGTCTGGGGGTCGCGGTTCACTGGGGATCCAGTCCATGGTAAATGGACGGCAACACGCACCGCAGTGTGAAGGGCACTTGTAATCGCGGAACACGGACGGGCTCACGCGTAGCGGTTGTAAGGGGTAGTCGATCCCTTTGAATGTGAAATCCTCCGCCGCCACTGCGTGCAAGTATTTGGCGACCTTATCAAGCGAATCCATCAGGGTATGGTAGGGCATCGCTACTACCTAGCATGGCTAGTGCTTCGTCGCAAGCCTCTCTTTGTCGAATTCTCCGGCTACGACAGCACGGACCGTGGCGACAAGTATCCGTGCACCCAACTCCCGGATCCGACGATTGAGTCCGGGAGTAGATAGGATGACTCCTGTAGATACACCCAAGGCCCGCATCGACATGTCAACAGACTTACCATCGCACAGTTTCACGATGGCAGTTACAAGTTTCTTGAGCTCTTCTTCTTCGTCGATCATGGAATGTCCTCATCTGTAATGAGAGGTATCCCCAAATTGGTAAGGAGTTCTCCTAATTGATTTGCCCCATTTAGGACGGATTCTCCTTGGCTACGTCGTTGGGCTTGGTATACACGAGCTAATACACCTCCGCAGTAATCCACCATGCAGTATCCGGCAGTTGAATCTCTTCCATGTCTTCTTGATCCAAGATACTCTTCAGTGTGGACAAGAATATCGCGAGACACATCTACAGTTGTTCGTCCGCGTCTCCTTGTTCGTTTGAAAATGTTGGTAGTAACAGGAGTGCAGAAAGATTTGGGAGACAGATGTTCTTCTATGATTTCAATCGCCTTATTCCATGGAGGTGAGAATCTCTCATATCCAAGGTCTCTTTCTACATCAGAGATTCTTACAATTCTACGGACATTGAGATCTTCTTTGATAACGTCACAGAACTCTCGTAAGCGAGCTGTATCAGGACTCATTGGTAATCTGTTGAAGTAAATTTCGAGATCCTGGATTGTCGGATGAGGAACGTTGAATATGGCGGATCTGCCAGTCGTGGTAGGTCCGTGAGAATCTGTCACGGAGATTGGCTGCACGATGTGCAACGTTGTTAATCTCCTGGTGGATCTTGTGGAGTCGCTCATTTACTGTTTCACCTTCTAGTGTTGGTAGGAGTTCTTCCATCGCTTGGAGTTCTGTAGCAACTAAGTCATATCGTAATGTCTCCTGTAACTTACTGATAATACGCCCTGTGTATTCAGTAAAGTTAACAAGACCGTCTCGATTATGGTAGTGTCGTGTTGCTCTTGTTGGTTCTTCTTCTTCCGGATCATCCTCAACTATCGGGGGATTACGCACAACACCGATAGACGGTTGCGGAGTAGGATGCGGTGGGTAAATAGGCTCAGGAATGGCGACAGGCTCAGCTCGCTCTGCTGCTCTTTGTCGAGCGGCGGTTGTAGGACCGACTTCGTCGGGTCTTGGGGCGTTGAGTCGGACAATGGCTTGGTCTGCGTGATAGATCTTGGTGCATTCTCGGAAGATCTCAATACGATCAGGTTGTGCAGTTATGACTTCGTGGGCTTTGGCACATACTCGGGCCTGGTGGGTCATGCCATTCGATGTAATATCAATCCATCCTAAGAATTCAGCTACATTTCTTTGGGCAGTTCGATTGTGTCCACCAGATCCGTTTGCCTGCGAATTCGCAGGCAAACCTTGTCTTGCCAGATGTTTTTCGGCAGCGATCCATACTTCCAAATACCGGAAGAAATGGGCGTCATAGTCGTTATCGTTTTCGTTCTTCATGAATTGTAACATTTTTACATCGTCTATGTCTCTAACGATGATTGGAATTTCCGCTAAACCGGCACGTCTCCCTGCTTCAATACGATGGTGTCCAAATGCGATTTGGAACTTACCGCCTTGCGGTCGGGCTAATACGCCTTCCCAAAAACCAACTTCATTGATTGATGCCACGAGGCGTGCGACCTTATCTTCTCCAAGAGGAAAGGTCACCAAATCGCGGTGAGGGTTTGGCAGTAGTAAGTCGATTGGGATGTTTCGAAGCTCAGCCATCATGTAATCTTCTTCGGGTGTATTGTGTAGGCGGTCAGCGGTCGGTTTGGCTCACCATCCGGGCGTAAGGGCAGCGCCTTTGACTGGGTCTTCCAGGTCTTCATGACGGCTGTCAGCGATGGGAACTTCATCGCGTGCTCTACGTTCGCGGTTGTTGTGGCGTATCCACGCCCTGCGAAAGCCTCTGCACTGAAGGTCTCGAGGTAGATGTGGTTCGTGTCGTTGAAGAAGTCCTCTTGGTCGTACACGATGACCATGACCCAGGTTTCAGTCATCATCCTTTTCCATCACTAGGTGGGTATACATAGGGAGCATGTCGCATATATGTATTATGGCCTGTTCCAATTCGGGTGTATTCTCGTCTTCGTCCATTGCCTGGTCTTCAAGCGAATGGCAGATATCGTGTATCTTCGCGGCAAGCGCGTTTTGGGATCTTTTGTTCATGGTTCCGGTCAGGTCCTCAGTTGGCTGTTAAGAAGGGCGCATTGGATGTTGGCGTCTGACTCTGTCAGATCTCGCACAACAACATCCGTATGCTTTGGCGATTGGCATAGCTTCACGATGTAGTAACTGCCCGTGTCATATTCATATACGCGGTATTCAAGGATTGTGTGTAGGTGCAGCATACTGCCTCCAGGTCATGGTAAAGAAAGTGCAATTTCAATCTTGCGTGCTGGTGGAGTGCACGCTAGGATTGTGATCCACCCACGAGGGTTCCAGTTGGCCGGATTCTGGGGACAAGATAACTCGCCACCAATAGCCGGCCCCTGAAAGTAGGGTCGGCGGCATTGGGGTGACCGCCGACCCTAAGGTTTAAGACGGGGTGGCAGGCTGTATTCAGCTTCTGCAGTGCCCTTATAGACCCGTTCTTTGAAAAACGCAAGCCCAGGGGTGGAGATAATGTCAGATACTTTTAGCTCTTTCATCGACTCCCGGACTCATTCCACAGTATTGGCGGCGGCGTTAGATTATGCGAGCAAAGGATATCCCGTTTTTGCGTGCAAGGCGGATAAAACGCCGAATGTCCCCAACGGTTTCATGGATGCGTCCACCGATCCTGAGACCATTCAAAAGATGTTCACCAAACGTGGCTCTATTATGTTGGCTGTACCTACAGGAGAGGTCAGCGGTTTTGATGTTATCGACATAGATCCACGCAATCAAGGTGACCAGTGGCCAGGATTGGCGCAGTTACCACCAACACATCAGCACGGGACACCATCGGGTGGCTCACATTATATCCTCAAACATTTCACAGGTATGCGGTTATCCCGCGGGTACACCAAAGATGGCATTCCCTATGGTATCGCAGATGGTGTTGATGTTCGGGCTGATGGTGGCTACGTATGCGTCCCACCGTCTCCTGGATACTCGGTAGCAGTTAATATTGATCCTGAGCTCTGGGCAGAATGGCCTGCCTGGCTGATACCTCTAGGGTTACGAGGGCGTGCTGGTTTAGATGGTATCCACCGCCGGGTTGTCTCCAATGGCACCCAACCGCTGTCGTTGGATCAAGCCAAGAAGAAGATTGATAAGTTATTGGAGACCGTCCCCAACTTCCCAGAAGGGGGCAAACACCATGAGCTGTTGAAGCTTGGGCTGTTGATGGGAGGCATCGCCTGCTGGACGAATTGGACGCCCGAATTCCTATGGGACTGGGTCAAACCGCAGTTACCCACAACCGTTCGGAATTACGACAATGCTCGCAAGACCTTTATCTGGGGGTTTTCAAAAGGTGAGGCAGCACCTATTCATGCGGATTCGGCGTATGTTCCATCATCCACGAGGGTGGGTTTATTAGGACGACGGCAGTGGACGCCACCTGTTGCTCAGACGTCTGGGCAGTTGGCGGACATGCCCTCCTTGAATTCACCTGATGATGTTATCACTTGGATGAATACGCGTTACGCAGTTGTTAATCACCATGGTAGAATATTAGTAGTGCAGGAGGTGTATGATCTCGAGTTATCGCGAACACGGACAGAATATCTAGAATTCGAGAGCCTGCGCAAGATGCACATGGACCTGACGGTTATGGCGAATAATCGTTCTATTGGAGCCGCGGATTATTGGCTGGCGAATCCTAACCGGCGGTTTTATAGCAGTGTTGTATTCAACCCGAAAGATGATCAACAGGATCCGCTTGCATACAACCTTTGGCGTGGTTGGGCGGTTACTCCAAAAGGCGGTCCTGAGAAGTGTAAGAAATTTCGAGACCATATTAAGAACGTATTGTGTGACCAAAATCCAAAGACGTATACCTATCTGATGAAGTGGCTCGCTAGGATGGTCCAAAAGCCATGGCTCCAGGCGGAGGTGGCAGTTGTTATCAAGTCTAGCGAAGGGGCAGGGAAAGGGACGTTGACGAATGCACTATTACGTATTTTAGGGCGGCATGGTTTTATGACAGCCCAGAGTCGCCATGTGGTAGGGGATTTCACCGGGCAGTTGCACGATTGTATTCTGTTGGTGGCAGAAGAGGCATTCTTCGCTGGAGATAGAGTCAACAGATCAACACTGAAGGCGATGATCACAGAACCTTACCTGTCGATTGAGCCAAAGGGGCTGCCAGCCTTTCAGTCGCGGAATTATCTGCACATCATGATGAATTCTAATGAGGAATGGGTTGTTCCCGCCTCACTTGAAGCAAGGCGGTTTTTTGTATTGCGGGCGTCGGATAGTATGAAGGGAAATAGGCAGTATTTCACAGAGCTCTATGAGGAGTTGGAGAATGGCGGTTTAGAGGCGTTCCTTGAAGTTTTGTTGAATATTGATATAGGCGATTTCGATATACGCGAATTTCCAAAGACGGAGGAGTTGAGGAATCAACAGGCGCAGTCCCTGTCTGGTCCAGATGCCTGGTGGTTTGCAGTTTTAGAAAGAGGCAAGATTCTTCCTGATGACTTGGGTTGGCCGTTAGAGACTGAAAGAGGGAATGGTGAGTATTTTGTGTCGAATGAGACCTTATTGCGGTCGTACTCATTTTGGACGCAGGAGAGGCGGAATAGACAACCACCATTAGGAAAGAGGAATTTGGGTGTTTTCATGAACCGGATGGGGTTTGAAGTTTCCAATATAGGCAGTGATGGAACACGGGTGTATGGTCGAAATGTTGAGTCATGGGAGGAGGCGAAAGAGAAATGGACGGTCAGAACCAGGATTGAGGTGGAAGACTAGTTCTCAGCCTCTCAGTCAGTTCTCAGCACAGTTCTCCGCAGGTTATCTTATTGATTATCTTTATTGTTTTATAAGAAGCTGAGAACTATAAGAATAAAAGCTATGTTGCACAACAGTATGCGAATCTTGTTCGTCGTCGTCGCTCAAAAAATATTTCGCGAGCTCGGCGCTGCAACCCAAACAGTTCTCAGCGTTCTCAGTTCTGCATGTAACACCATGAAAACATTGATAAAAACTCGCTGAGATAGTTCTCAGCGGCAAACTTCTCCGCGCAAGAATATTACCCAAAACAGCTGTTTTTGGGCTTGTGGTGTGCAGAATCAGGCTATATTATGAAATTCGTGACATATTGCGTCTGTGCAAGGAATATCACATGGCACTCTTGTTCATTCAGGGAGATCCTACGCCTCTTCCTACTGTTCCGGATACTATGTTTAACTATCCACCTGAAGGTATGACTGTAGAAGCCGCAGCGATTTGGGATTGGTATGGCGATAATCTGCCGATGTCAATCAAGACATATTTCAAACTGCATCACATTCGACTATTCGCTGATATGTGCGAACTCGAGGCCTGGTTAGTTAGGAACCATTTCAAGGATGAGCCTGCGACGGTTGTAAACCGCATGGGCGATGCGAAGATGAATCCCGCGTTAACTGCTTGGATGTTCGTCTGGAACCAGGTGCAGAAGATCCGGAAGGAGTTGGCGATTCATCCGATGTTCTGTAACACGCTAGATTCATGGCAGAGAGGGGCGTTGTTTGAGATTCCAGGAGACGGAAACGTTCAGATGCCATCGCGTATTCAGTATTTCTTGCCTGAGAATGGGCGTCGGTATGAAGGGATAGATGAGGAAGAAGGATCTTAGGATGGCAGAAACTATCGAAGTAAAACCGCAACCCGGACCACAGACCGATTTCCTGGCCACGTCCGCGGATATTGCGATATACGGTGGTGCGGCTGGTGGAGGTAAGACCTGGGCGTTACTGATGGAGGCAATCAGATATCAAGAGAAGGTAGCCAATTTCATGGCTGTCTTCTTCCGTAGAACTACGCCGCAGATTAAGAATCCAGGGGGCCTATGGGATGAGTCTGTCGCACTGTATACTGGTTTCGCCAAACCACGGCAGCAGGGACTAGAATGGATATTCCCGATGGGTGGTCGGGTGAAGATGGCCCATATGGAGTATGAGGCGAATGCTCACGACTGGCAAGGCTCACAGGTGCCACTTATCTGTTTCGATGAACTCACACACTTTACTGAGCGACAGTTTTGGTATCTCTTCAGTCGAAATCGTTCAACTACTGGAGTGCCTGCATACATACGCGCCTCCTGCAACCCAGACCCTGATTCGTGGGTTGCTGGTTTCATTGAATGGTGGATTGACCAAGACACAGGTTACGCTATCCCTGAAAGATCCGGGGTGGTTAGGTGGTTCGTCAGGATAGGTGAGAAGATTGAGTGGGATGATAGTCGGGAGGCTTTGATACAGAGGTTCCCGATTCTACTCCCGAAGTCGGTTACTTTCATCCCGTCGAAATTATCTGATAACCGCATTCTAATGCGTAAGGATCCTGGATATCTTGCCAATTTGATGGCGTTAGGTAGAGTAGAGCGTGAACGCCTATTGAATGGTAACTGGAGAGTCCGTGCTCAGGCAGGCTCTTACTTCCCCCGACATCTGGTAGGGACGATTGACGCGGTGCCTACGGATGTTATTCGCTGGGTCAGGCGATGGGACCTAGCGGCGACAGAAGTATCTGAGAAGAATCCGTCTCCCGATGCGACGGCAGGTGTGTTGATGGGCCTAAGGCGTAACGGTAGGGTGGTGATTGCCGACGGGATACACATGCGGCGTAACGCACACATCGTTAGAGACGCCATCAAATCAACTGCCATGCGTGACAAGTCGATGTATCCGGCGTTAACTACTGTTGTGCCGCAGGATCCTGGACAGGCAGGGAAGGATCAGGCAGCATCATACATTGCGTTTCTCGCAGGATACAAGGCGAAAGCGATAAGAGAGACCGGCCCAAAAGAGACTAGGGCCGAGCCTCTGTCAGCACAATGGCAGGCGGGGAATGTTGACCTTGTCGCAGGGCCTTGGAACCGTGACTATCTCCAGGAGATGGAGGGGTTCCCTGACGCGGATCATGACGATTACGTCGATGCCAGTAGTGGTGCCTACTATGAGATGGTGTCGAATGTCAGTGATTATGAGAGGAGGAGGGCGTTGGCGGCTTGATTATCCTCTTTTCTCCAGTATGTCCATGTTAACCGCTGGACTTCCGTAGGTGCTGGGCGGACCGTTGACGAAGAGTCTATCGTGCAGCGTCAACCGCGTATCTTGGAGCGATACCGGCATACGGACCTCACGGACCTCATCCACGCCTTGGTCAACGACGTTGGAGGAGGCTGTGAACAGTCGGTTGACGAATAGGCTTGCGGTAACGGTGCCACGACATTCGATCCAGACGCCATAGTAGGGTAGCCGGTTGAACCCGCCGCCGTCATTGGTCCACTCGATGTGTGCGACCACGTCATAGGTGCCGGGAGGGATCAGGTAGTCGGTGTACCACGAGGCGGTCTCATAAGACTGCCGGTAAGTAGTGGGTTCAGTGATAGTGGCGGTTCCGATCTTGTAGTTGCTCATGACTTCATCTCCTTTTCCATACTCAACTTATAGTTTAGATGGGAGAAATACGCAAGTAAAAACTTACCAGATGAATTAAGAATCCATGCAAGATCCGCAAGGCAGCCATGCCCAACGAATCCTTGAGATTTTCGAGAAAAGGCTAATTGTGCAATGATGAGCGGGGGATAGGGTTCTGGGCGTCATTCGAAGCGATGGCTTCATGAATGTCCTCTCCGGGCTAGGTGTTCCTGGCCTGGACCGCTCCTCAACGACTTCATTTTACGGTGGTTACTCCAACCGCCGAGGCTTCTCTCAACATTGGGCCAGCCGTTATTCGCTATGGAGCTACACCGACCTCTACATGAGCCGCGGTGTAGCAGCGAAAGTTGTAGATCGACCGGCTGACGACAGCCTAGCGCGCGGGCTCAAGATTGAAGGTGACGAAGATAACGTGATGGCGGACGAGTTTGACCGCCTCCAGGTCATCTCGAAACTCCAAGATGCCATGCGGTGGAGCCGTCTCTACGGAGCCTCAGTCATACTGGTGGTGGCGAAAGACGGAGGAACCTTTGAAGATCCTCTGAATCTTACTACCCTAGACCAGATAATCGAACTACAGGTATTTGACTGTAACCAGATCCGACCAACGAATGAGCTTTACCTGGATCCGTTAGATCCTAGCTACAACCGCCCAGAATACTACGAAATACACCCACCTGGTGGACTGTCGTTCCGTGTGCACGAGACGCGGTTGGTGCCGGTAGGTGGAGATCCGATACCGCCGTCTTTCGCAGGACGCGGCACTATCTGGTGGATGGGTCGTAGTGTTCTGGAAGGATCTATCGGTGATCTGGCCCGATACGAACAAGGACTTGAATGGTCCCTCCGACTTCTGGAAAGGAAGCAGCAGGGCATCTACTCGATGGAGGGTCTCGGGGACCTTTTCGCCGAGGGGCAAGATGATATCGTCAGCCGTCGGATTAACCTTGTTGATTTGGTGCGTGGTAATCTCAATAGTGTGGTTGTTGACAAGAACGATGCCTACACTGTTGAGAATCTGGGACTAGACGGCGTTCAGACGGTTCTACAAGAGTTCCAAACCGCAGTTAGTGCGGCTACCGACATACCTGTGGTGGTGTTGTTTGGCAAGTCTTCTACGGGTCTTAACGCCACTGGTGCAGGTGATCTGGAGAACTACTACTCCTTGTTAACGCGTATCCAGACGCGTATCTTGAAGCCGGCGTTAGAGCGAATCGTTTCCTATCTCTGGGCGCAGAGAACGCTTGGAGTTACAGCCCCTGAGTCTTGGCGTGTGGTATTCAACCCGCTTTGGGTCGCCACGGATCAGGAGAAGGCGCAGGCAGAATTGACCGAGGCGCAAGGAGAGGCATCTGAGATCAATGCTCTCATCGCTCTCCTAAACGCCTCTATCCTACTGCCTGAAGAAGTGCGTGAAGTGGTGGTAACTGAATACTACGACGACTTCAACTTCCAGGCTAACATGCCCGAGAAGTTACAGGAGTTGGCAGACTTCTCACATGAGATGGCGACAACTCCACCCCCTGATCCTACCCAACCGCCTCCGCCTGGAGGTTCTGGTGGCCCGTAAACGTCTTCCTGCGATGCGGTATCCGCTCGCTCAGGAGATACAATACAGGGTCATTCTGAATACCTTGATACGCGCGGTAACTGCGGCCCTGAAGAAGTATGTCGCCCCTTATGTGCGAGGCTGGGCCGTAGAGGCTACAGCAGTAGACCTACCAACTGGTCCCATCCGCCAGGATGTAGAAGGACATGGTTGGCGAGAGCAGATGACGGCGGCGTTGCAGAGGGCGTTTCTCTCCACCCAGAGGGAGCAGCAAGAAGCCATCCGCAAGATGATTGATGTAGGTAAGCGAACCGACACCTACAATGAGAAAGAATGGCGTCGCCTGATCCGTTCTGCGTATGGTGTTGATCCAATCAAAGAGGATCCGAAGAAGTATCAGCCTCTCCTGGATAAGTGGGCAGATACGAATGCTCGACTGATTACCAACATCCCCCAAAAGACGATGGAACAGATACAGGAGCAGTCGATGGCTGCTCTGACAGAGGGGACCAGTGTTGCAGATACGACCGCCCGGATCTATGAGATCATGTCGGAGCGGGTGGATGTATCTTATAGTCGGGCACAGTTGATCGCACGCGACCAGGTAGCCAAACTAAACGGTCAATTCACGCGAGAACGCCAAGAGGACCTTGGTGTTGACTCTTATATCTGGAGAACCGTACAGGACGAGCGTGTGCGTGAGACCCATCAGGAAGTAGATGGACAGACGTTCCCTTGGGACAAACCGCCTGAGGAGACAGACGGCAATCATCCTGGTGAAGATTATCAGTGTCGGTGTTGGGCAGAGCCCATTCTCCCTGAGCGTATGGCCTTCGAGGCATCGCTACAGGAAGAAGAGGATGCCTTGGACGAAGCCGCATGACTGTCATCCGATACGACTTCGTTGAACTCAAGGCGACGGTGACCCCTGATGGGTTCATCAAAGATCGGCCTATCATTACTAGGTCGGGCATCTTCAACTACCGCACCGCAGATGGTAAGATTCGCCGTGAATACCGTCCGGAATCAGAAGTATTTTCTGAGGATAGCCTTGGAACCCTTGCCGGTGTTCCTATCACTGATGGTCACCGCGGTTTGGTTAGCGCTGCCAGCCTTAGTGGCAATGTCGGCACTGTTCTAACGCCGGGCCAAAAGGAAGAAAAGAATGTCGTGGCCGGTATTGTTATTCACCAACCTGCTCTGCTTGGTGATAGGCGTGATCTTTCGCTTGGCTACACCTGTAATCTGGACGAGACTCCAGGAGTTTCACCCGACGGTGAACCCTATGATGCCATACAGAAAGGAATTGTCTACAACCATCTTGCTGTTGTGAAGAAAGGCAGGGCAGGTAACGCACGCCTTAGGATGGATTCGGCGGACGCGGCTAGTGGGAGTTTTGAAACGGAGGACGTTATGGACGTAAAGTTAGTTCCCGTCCGCCTGGATGAGTTGGAGTACCAGGCGTCGCCTGAGGTGGCCCTAGCGTTGAAGAAGGCCCAGATAGATCTCGAGGGCCTGAAGAAGCGGTATGATTCTGTTGAAGCAGAACGTGATACCGCCAAGTCTGAACTCGAGACGCAGAAGACTACGTTCGCGGCTCGGGAGAAGGAGATCCAAGCGCAATCTCGGCAGGAGATCCGGGCGCGTATGGATCTGGATGATGTCGCCAGGAAGCTCGAGGCAGATCCCAAGGACACAGACTCCGATCGCCTAGTGCGGGAGAAGGTCCTTGCGAAACTGCGGCCCGAGATGAAATTCGATGGTAAGAGTGACGACTACGTCCTGTCTGCCTTCGATACAGCCGTTGCCTATGATGCGGAGAAGGTGAAGAAGGTTGGTGAGCAGCGTAAAGCATCCAACCAACGCCAGGATTCTACTACGCCTAAGTCTGGAGGTTCATCTGAAGATGCCCGACAGCGGATGATCAACCGCATTAAAGGTATCAAAGAACAGGAGGCCGCATAAATGTCCGGCACAACGGGGCCTTATGCCAACTATATGGCGCCTGCCTTCATCGGTATGAAGGCGGATTCTATGGATGATAACGTCGACACCTTCGCCGCGAGCACGACTATTCCGGTAGGTGTCGCTGTTCAACGCACGGCGGCAGGTGCCTTGACGACCAAGGCAGGTGCAGCGTCGGCGGCTCTGTTCGTGGGTGTATCTTTGCATGATCATATGGCAGGATACAATGGTGGATACCGCACAGGTGATGCGGTTTCTGTTCTCACGCGCGGTCGTGCTTGGGTGGCTGTTGACGATCCTACTGCAGTTGTAGATGGTGCTGCCTGTAAGGTGACGGCGGCTACAGGGGCCTTCAATACGACAGGAACCATTGCGGTGACGAATGCTGTCTTCCGCAGTGGTGCAATCGACCTACTGAATGTCGACTGGACGACCTACACCAAGGGCGCCGTTGTCGAACTCCACTATCCGAACGTGTAAGGGAGAGCGACGATGGATCCCCTCAGCCACGAGTACTATGACGAATACGATGTTCAAGTACTGCGGGCTAATCCTGCGGTTGCTGCGGCACTTCGTGAAGATGCCGATACAATCTTCCTCGCTCGCCAACTCGACTATGTGCGCGCCAGCACATATAATCGGCAACTGCCCGCGATAAACGCCGATCGGCTCGTTCCGGACGATACTAGTGTCCCGGAATGGGCCGAGAATGTGTGGCAGTATGCCTATGATATGGTGGGTATGGCGAAAGTTATATCCAACTACGCAGATGATCTGCCGCGTGCCGATGTGCGGGCCACCAGTCGATCGGTGACCGTTAGGACCCTTGGCGATTCTTACGGCTACAACATCCAAGAACTGGCCGCTTCAAGGCAGACAGGTCAGGGCCTTGATGCCAGGAAGGCAGCAGCCGCTCGTCGGGCGATGGATCTCAAGATCGCCGACATCAAGTTGCGTGGTGATGCTACCTACGGATTGTACGGACTGTTTACGCATCCGAACCTACCGGCGTTGGTTCTCACGAACGCGGGGGATTGGGGAGCTCTCACAGGTGACCAGATCCTTGCCAATCTGAACCAGTGGGTGGTAGCCTACCAGAGTCAGGTGAAGGGGACGCACACTCCTAACTACCTGGAATTGGCACCCAAAGCCTACAACGCCGCTTCGACGAAATTCATCACGGGTGCCTCTGGTCTAACGCCGATTACTCCACTGCAATGGTTCCGAGCCAACTATCCAGGTATCACTGTCGAATACATCTGGGAGTTGCAGAATGCGGCAGTCAGTGCGACGAAGGATCTGGGACTACTCTATGAACGGAACGCAGATAACATCGCCCATGTGTTCGTGAAGCCGTTCACCCAACTGCCACCTGAGGCCCGGAACCTCGAGATCGTGACGGATTGTATCGCACGATCAGGTGGAGTGAATATCTTCTATCCGTTGGCGCTCCTGAGTGCTCTGACCACCTAAGGAGGACGTAGATGTATGCTCTTGTCAATAAGACTGAGCGGCTGATCACAACCCATCTTGGTGATCAACTGCCTCCTGGCCTTCCGGTGGCGGTATCTGAGGTCACTATGGAACACCCAAGTATGCAGGCTCTGTCTGCAGAGGGTGCGGTTGAAGTGACGGAGATCCAGGACCCAGTTCCGCCGCCTCCTGAGCCAACACCTCCTCCAGAGACTCAAGAAGGGGGTTTGTCGATGCGGGTATCAGGCGCAGCCAGATGATGCTTCCTGATCCGACCACCCAACAACTCCTCAATAGGTCTTTCCGGACCTACATGTTGTTGGGGAGACCGTTAATGCCACTCATCCCGGTGGACTATACTTTGGATGATTTGGCAGCTATGCTGGTTTGGCCGGATCTTCGCCGCGGCGTGTTCTTCTTGATACCGACTGACACGCCAGATGATCCTGGTCAGGATATTCGGATGATCCCTATATCAGTGATACAGGAGATGCGGTTTGAGGCGCAGACACCTCCCGATACTATGGAAGGGGGCCTTTCAGTCCAGATTCAAGAGACTAAGGCCTAATGTCATCGTCTAATACGTCTTTCTCTAGGACGACATGGGATGTGAATACTACATCCTGGGATCAGAAGTCGACGTTATGGGATTCTTTCTACACTCCGGAGCCTGACGACCCTACATACTGGGCAGATGTAATAACTATCTTGAAGGTGTTCTTTCCTCAATACTTCAATCCTGAATCACCTTCCTATGTTGATCCCATAACTCTTGGTGCTCTTCTACTCATATCAGATGAAGCGAGACCGTGGTGCCTTTCTACAAGTCGTCAGAATCTTGCCCAGGCGATGTTTCTTGCCTACCTGATATCTGTTCAACAGGAGACGTCCTCTGGACAAAAGATCAATACGGTCTCCGGTCCTGTTACCATGGAGCGGGAAGGTGATATCGCGGTTACCTATGCGGACGCTTCAAAGAGTGGTGGCACTGTCTCGAAGCGGCCATCCTCGGATCCATGGGATGCCTGGAATCGCCTCTGGACGATCTGTTCCCGAGGAGCAATCACAACTCGATACGGTGATCCATGCCAGCCGGTAAAGTCATCGACACAGACCATGGGTGGCAAAGAATTAAGCGCGACATTAGTAAACTCAATGGCCACCAAGTTAAGATAGGACTCTGGGGCAGTGAGATGGCAGAAGGTGTCTCAGTTGTGGACTACGCTGTGTACAACGAGTTTGGCACTTCTCGCATACCAGCGCGTCCGTTTATGGCGCACACGTATGATACTCAGAAAGTTCAAGTAAACAAATTCATCGACTTCAATGTTGGTTTGATGGAGGACGGTAAATCGACGCCTGATCGTGTCTTGCGCGTGCTGGGAGAGGACTACCAGGAGAGAGTGCGTAAAGTGATTCGTGACGCGAAGAATTGGGCGGAGCCTAATGCGGCTTCTACCGTCGCTGCTAAAGGATCTTCTTCACCGCTAATCGACCATGGTCGAATGATTAACGCCGTCCGCTATGAGGTCTCATGAGTACGTCGTTCCGCAGTTCCTATGAAGTAATTCAAAGGAATATCGGCACGATCGTGAATGGCAAGTATATGTTGGCCGAAGACTCAGGAGTCAAAACAACCATACAGGCCACTATCCAACAGCCTTCGGTTGGTGACCATGCCATAATCCAGGCTACGCCCTATGGTAGAAGGGCGGCCAGGTTCATCAAAGTCTTTACTGATACCCGCCTTCATTGTGCGAATCAGGAGATCGCTCCTGGTCGGGAACGCTATCCTGGTGACATCATCCTATTCGATGGGTCGGAATACCTGTTGTTTGGAGAGTCTAACTTCAATGAGTTGAAGAAGACACGGGCTAACAATGTATCTCATTGGAGATACTACGCCTGTGAGACCATAGAGGATGCCTTTATGGACGAGGCTCCTTGATCGATCAGCTCTACCAGCTTGTGTCTGCTGCGGTTACGCAGGCAGGATTCCCTTGGCAGGTAGTGTTTGCCAATCAAAATATCCCCCGACTGGTGAAGCCATACGTCCAGTTGAATGTTACAACGGTAGATGTCCCAGACCATCTCTACTATACGCTTCCAGACGATGAAGGAATTGTAACTACATCTGGATGGCGGAAAGCTACTGTAGAGATGCAGGTCTTCAACGGCATCAACTCGTTGAATACAATCAGTCGATTGGCAATGATGTTACAGTCCACAGCAATGTTGGATAAACAGGCTGAACTGGACTGCTCAATCGGTCAACGTCTTTTCATGGGATACGTTCCTGAGCTCCTTAACAATTCCCAGTATGAAGGTCGTGGTATCTACCATTTCGAATTCTTCTATACAGAGTCCTTGTCTGAGAAGGTAGATACTATTGATATAATAGAGACTCATGGACAGTTTATCGGGACCCATAGTGATGCTGATCCGTATGTGATATTTGATCCGAATCCATTGAATGTTGATATTATATGTGACGAAGAAATCTTTGGTCCCGACGCGGATGGGACAGGGACCGATTGGGACGACGGTAATACAGGTTGGGATAAGGACGACATTACAGGATGGGATGATCAGTTGTATCTAGGTCCTGAGATAGATTGGGACGATGATACAACGACATGGGATGATAATACTGTGACATGGCATGATGAGTTTCATAATGGCTAACATTATGAATCGCATCGTCAAAGTTGACATATTTCTACAGGCGGAAGGAAGTTATCCCAGTGGCCCTATTCCCCCATTCGCTGTTGGAGAGAAAATTACTTGGGATGAGTCTACTACGAAGTGGGATGACGATACCACAGAATGGTATGAACCTGACGGGAGGTAGTCATGGCTAACATTGATCGGATTGTTAACGTCGAAATCTCACTTCAGACGGCGGCGATCGCAGAGAACACGTTTTCGGATCTACTCCTATACGGTCCGTTCACCAAGGTTGGTACGTCCACAGTAGGGATCATCACCAGTCCCCAGGACTTGGTCGATACGTATGGAGTATTGACAACGGCTCCGCTCTACAAAGCAGCATCAACTGCGTTCGCTCAAATCCCAAGTCTCAATCGTATCTTCATCGGTTGGGATGATGCGGCACTTGATGCAACGGTTGCGTTGAACAATATCAAAGCTGAGAATAACAGTTGGTATGCGTTCTGCGATGTGAGTCATCTCAATACACGAACGTTGAAGATGGCGCAATGGGCAGAAGCCAATGAGAAACTCTACGTCACCTGCCTTAACGATCCGAATACAGCCGCTGTATCTCCTGGAACAGATACGATTAGTGTCGCACATCAGTTGATGCAGGGACAGTACTTCCGGACGGCTTGGTGGTACGACCCAATCTTAACTGATTTCCCGGATGTTGCGATAGCTGTGCATTCGTTCAGTAAGTATCCCGGACAAGAAACTTGGGCCAATCAACAGTTACAGGGAGTGCCATGGGTCCCGATGACAGAGACCCAAGCACAGAATGTATTCGGAAAGAACGGTAATACGTTCGAACAATTCCGAAATGTCGCAATCACTCAGAATGGTAAGGTCTCTGGGGGTGAGTGGATCGACATCATCCGGTTCCGGGATTGGTTGTGTGAAGAGATCAAAGTCAACATCTTTCAACAGATGATTGATAACCGCATCCCATACACCGACCATGGTATCGGTGTCATCAGAAGTCGTCTTGCAGAGTCACTTGATTTTGGTGTTAGACGGGGTGGGATAGCGCCTCCGGAAGTCGATATCAATGGTAAGTTGATTCCAAGTTACACTATTGAAGTTCCGTTGGCAGCGACAGTGTCCGCCAATAACAAAGCTAACCGCCTTCTGCAGGATGTATATTTCACGGCAAGAGTGGCTGGTGCTATCCATGTGGTAGAGATCCAGGGTGCTCTGACGTACCAGAGTCTCCCAGTGGCATCCGTTCCCGTCATCGCATAAGAGGTCTAGATGTCAACTGTCAGAACATACAATCCGTCGCGTGTCGTGGTTGTGGTCGGTGGTTTTCCTGTAAGCGGATTCGCCGATGGGGCCTTTGTAGATATCGTCATGCCGAGTGACGGTATCACATCTCAGGTTGGAGCGGACGGTGAGATTGCTCGTGCGATCAACTCCGACCGCAGGTGCACTGTCACGATCACACTCCAGCAGACGAGTCCTGCAAATGACTTTTTGTCAGTGTTGTTTAATACTGATATCTTGACGTGCGGGGCGACGATGGTGCCTGTTCTCATCCAAGATCTTTGCGGTGAGACGATATTCATGGCATCGCAGGCATGGGTAGTAAAGATGCCCGACACGCAGTTCTCAAAGGAGGTGACCACACGTGCATGGCAGTTGATGACAGGAGCTCCAGCCGTTCATGTTGTCGGAGGGAACTCTTTCAATTAATGGGGTAACGTATGCCACCACCAGGACGGACCGAATTCGTATTGGATAACGGAAACAAGTTCTACATCCGACGCTACGACGCTTTCTTGTCTTTGAAAATCTTGGGAGAGGTACAGAAGAAATTCTTGTCTCCTTTGGCTTCGTTCTTGGAGGCCCAAGATAAGACAGGTGGCGGTGACGCACAGATGAAGAGTATGTTCGATGCTGTTGATAAGATCTCACGGAGCCTCGATGGAGACAACCTAGTTGATCTTACGAAACAGGTATTGAATCCAGAATATATCTCTGTATCTTACCAAGGAGAACCAGCTGTTCAGTTGCAGGAAGGAATGCTGAATCAGGCAACTGATGGAGTATACGACGTGATTGCATTGGTGGTTGAAGTGTTGAAAGTAAACTACCAAGAGCTTTTTACGCGAGGCAGAACCCTTATTGGGATGGCCCCAGGAGCTACGGCGATCCATTAGGTGTTCTGCGGGAGGATTTCGAGGCGGAACTATTGATATGGCGACCGGTATTGGAAGGGAAGGTGAGTCTAGCGGATGTGAAGAGCGGAGCGATAGACATCATCGACCTGATGAAGATCAACGCTTTGATGGATATGCGGGCTGCGGCTGAAAAGAGGGAATACGACAAGTCTAAGTAATGGCAATCGTTAGAGAACTTACGACCGTCCTAGACTTTAAGGAGGACATGGCTGGCCTCAACCGCTATGAGGCCGGGGTGAATCGTATTAAGGAGATTACGAAGGGCATCCTTAGTGCGGTCGGGCTAACACTCGCTCTTGATAAGATCATCGAATTCGCTGACGAGCTCGTCAAAACCGGAAAGGAAGTAAACCGCCTATCTGCACAGTTGAAGGTGCTCGCAAGGCCCTTCGATGATATGGACGAAGCCCAGCAGCAGGTCTTTGAAGGTGCCCAGAGAATGGGCCTGGAGTATAAGGAAGTACTCGAAACCTTCAAGGGAATGTACACGGAACTTCGTGGCACAACTACACCTTTGGGGGAGATAGAAGACGCTACTGAAAATATCTACAAAGCCTTGCGTGTTGGTCGTGCGTCTGCAGAAGAGATGCACCAGACGTTTCAGATGCTTGAGCGAGGGTTTCGTCGCGGTGGAATCCGCTCTATGGGCATTGGTGCCCTTGCACAGTTGGCGCCACGAGCCTTTGATATCCTGGGAGAACAGCTGGTAGGAGGTGACCGATCGAGATGGGAACACGGCCTTCGGGAGATGGCCAAGGAGGGGAAACTAACTGCTGAGGTGGTGATTGGTGCTTTCAGCAGAGGGAGTAAGACCTTACAAGATGACTTTGAGAAGGTGCCTCAGAAATTAGGCTGGGTATTCACCCGCATCTACAATGACCTTGTGAAGGTCACTGCCCAGATCTACAAGATGACGGATGCATCTGTAGCCCTGGGCCGTGTTGTTTGGTTCGTGTATTCGAGGTTCCGGGATGTCGTTGTCAGAGTAACTGACGCGATGGGCGGTCTCAAGAATATAATTGAGATCGTAGGGATTGCGATCGCTACGTATCTGGTACGTAATCTTTTACTCTTGAACCTCCGGACATGGGCGGTTGTATTCGCAAACCTTGCGTTAATCGCCACCTATGCTGCGATGGCGTTAGCTGTTGTTGCTGTGGCGGTTGCGATCCAGGATCTGTTCTACTGGTTTATGGGGAAGCCAAGTCTGTTGGCGACTTGGATCGGTCCGTTCAAAGACCTCAAAAAGAATTTCGAGACCCTCGACATTTTCGCTGGACCTCGAGCCCTGAAAGAGTTGTTCACAGGAGACTTTACAGGTGCCTGGAGGGACCTTAAGAAGGTGTTTACTGAGGTAGACGCTGGGATGTTGGCTTTGATTGGTACTGCTGCCTTTGTGAAATTGGCGTTCACTGCGTGGAACATCCTCAAGTTCACAGGGTTGATCGGTGCGATCGGAGAGGTCGGTGGAGCAATAACCGCGTTGACTACTACTATTCAGACTCTCAATACAACTTCTTTGGTGACATTGGCGGGTCAGTTCGGGGGCATACTCCTGTTGACCCAACAACTACTCGCCTTATGGCAGTCATCCAAGGACATGGCAGGAGATCCCTCGAAATGGTCGAAAGAGTCTCCATTCTGGAGAGGGATACCCCAGGAAGAACGGAACAAATGGCCCAATGCTCCAAAAGAAGGAGACACTGATCCTGGTAGAAGTTGGCTGTGGGATACATTGAAGGGGTTTGTTACAGGCGGTGGAACACCTACTGTTGCCCCTGGGGCGATAGGATCCGGAGGAGGAGGGTCTCCAATCATTACTCCTCAGGGCAACGTCACACTTAACAACACCAACAACGTAACTGTTCAGGCAGGTGAAGCAGAACTAGCCGCACAGATCCAGAATACAATCCAGCGGATGAATAACGACATGGTAGACCGTGTCTCCCGTGAGGTCTCAAGTGCCACTCCTCGAATTGAGTCGCCCATCAGATGAGTGGCCTCATCAGCAAGGCGACGTCGTTTCTATTCCCCATGCCGCAGAGCAAGATTGGCGTGTTAACTATTGATGCCCTGGTAACAGAGAACATTAAACTACCCTCCGAAGTGACGAAGTATCCTGTAGAAGATGGCAGTGAGGAGATCAGCGACCACATTACTGCGAACAATGAAGAGTTGACGATAACAGCATCGGTTGCGTCAGGAACTGCGTATGGATTTGAGCTTGGGTCTTGTAAGTCGAAACTCATCAATGCGGTTGATCAGCTTCGCCAGATGCACAAAGACCGGAAGACCATTACCATAGTAACTGGTCTCGGTCAATACAAGGACATGGCCTTCACCAACCTTACCATCAACCGATCGAATAGTGATCGTGGCGGTGGATGGTTAGATGTTAACGCGGACCTTCGGAAGATTAAGAAGGTTACTCTAAAGACGGCGGATCTTCCAGCGGATAAGGCGGCTACAGGTCCAGGAGGAGCAGACGGAAAGACCGGAAAGTCAGAAGCTAGGACAAGTAAGTCGGGAACATCATCACAAACACCAGGAGGATCGGCTGCGTTGAATGGTGCAGAAACCCTGCGCGATAAGACCGGATTCAGCGGTGCTATTGGACCTCAGCCGTCAAGTTAATGATAGTCCTTGAAGTAGCCGATTTGAACTCGCAGGCGATAGAAGCAGTGCTCGATGATGAGCTGTTCTACATCATCTTGGATTGGAATGATTCTGGCGGATATTGGGAGATGGGTATTCGCAATTCTGCGTATCAGACTCTTGTAGATGGTGTTAGCCTTGTTCCTAACTATCCACTTACTTGGCAGTTCCGATACACAGATATGCCGCAAGGAGAGTTGATGGCACTATCAGCTAACCGCGGACACGATGGACCGATACCACGTGATGGATTTTCAACGCAGTATTGGCAGTTGGTGTATACGCCTAAGGATGAGCTCGTGGTGATTGGTGTAGGGCAACAATACTGATGCTCTTCGACCGGGTCTATAAGCTGCTCATCGGCCAAGGGAATTCCGGTCTGGAGATTACTAACCTGAAGATACAGTTCGAGATCGAGAAGACGGCAAAGAAGAATCCGAACACCAATAAGATCCGCGTCTGGAATCTGAGGAAAGAGACCCGTGCACAGTTAGAGAAGCCGGATACGCGGTGTCTGTTGTATGCGGGTTACGCAGAAGAGGCAGGACCATTACTGATATTCCAAGGTGGAGTGACCTATGCCTGGACGAAGTTCGATGGGCCGGACGTCGTTACAGAGTTTGAAGTGGGAGACGGGACCCAAGAGATCCGCGATTCGATGGTATCAATGGGCTATGGTAAGGGCGTTAAGTCAGGTCAGATACTCAAGGATGTTTCTGAGAAGATGGGGCTCCCGTTGACGTTACCGTCCAACGCTCCTGAGCGGTCCTGGATAAATGGACTCTCATACTTTGGGTCGGCTAGAACACTGCTCGACAAGGTGACGAAAGCCACGAACCTTGAATGGTCGGTTCAAAATGGTAACCTCCAGGTCCTTGAAAAAGGAATGGTGACTACGCGACAGGGTGTAGAGATCGCACTTGACTCTGGGATGGTAGGGTATCCCGAGCGTGAGCGTGAGGCGAAGGCAGAGACTACCAGCAAGAAGAAGTCGGGAGCCGCCCAGAAACAGTGGGATGGTTGGAAGGTGAAGACTCTTCTGATGCCCCAGTTGAATCCTGGAGATCGTGTCCATCTGAAGTCTCGTGCCGTTGACGGTGTCTTTCGGATTGAAGAACTCAAACATACTGGGGACAACTGGGAGGCAGATTGGCAGACCGAATTGAAGTTGGTGGATCCTGCGAAGCCGATCGGCGGTAAGTCTTCAACGAAGGGCGGCAAAACCGCAAGAGGGACACCTGTTGCGAAGCATGAAGAATTCGTGAGTGAGTCTGGAGAGGGAAGGTTTTTACAGTAGATGGCGTATGATTCTTTGATTATCGCACTACAACAGATGCTGGAGTCTCACCTGTCGGAGGTGAATACCCAGATACCCGGGACGATTGTGTCCTATGATCCGAAACGAAATCGCGCTGTTGTTCGCCCTGCTCTGCCTCGCCGCCTTGCCTCTGATGAGCCCCTGGCTCCACCTGACATTGTTGAGGTGCCAATCGTATGGTCTTCTGGTATGGGTGGGACGACTTCTTTCACTATGCCCGTGAAAGCGGGTGATGGAGTAATGCTTGCTTTTCAGCAACGGTCATTGGAGGGGTGGCTCTCAGGTAAGACTGATATGCCGGATGATCCTCGGCAATTTGATCTCTCGGATTGCGTGGCACTTCCTGGTTGTTCTCATAGTGGGATCTCTGCTGATCCTACTGATGTTGTGCTCAAATTCAATGATACCGAACTACGGATCACGCCCGAAGGTACAGTTTCTCTGGGGAATGCCAATGGTGCCGTTACCATTGACAAGGATGGGAACATGATTCTCAAGGCGAAGTCAATCCATGTAGAGACTCCTGCTCACCAGTTTACGTTGGAGACCCACCAGCATATAGGTGTTAGGTCAGGTCCAGACGTGTCAGGAACACCAATATGAGCCTCCTTCTACTGGTCATCCTCATCTTAATTCTCTTTGGAGGATTCGGTGGTGGATACTATGGCTACCGTGGTGGATATTACGGCCAGTCTGGCTTTGGTGTTATTGGCATTATTCTTGTTATATTGGTATTGGTGATTTTATTTGGTCCTGGGAGAATTTGGTGAGCGGATCACAGGGCAGTTACGACTTGGCTTTGAGTCGGTTGAACCATGATATGTTGTTCCCTCTGGTGGAGG